AAAGTATCAATTAAAGGAAAGTTGTTGAACTCTCCTTATTAGAGAGTTCAAAACCATTGGATGCAATATTAAGCAGCCCTATTTACCGGTAGGACCCGTGACATTACTTTTAAAGATGAACCTGCCAGCCATCACCTATTTACCGGTAGGACCCGTGACATTACTTTTAAAGATGAACCTGCCAGCCATCACCTATTTACCGGTAGGACCCGTGATATCTGTGAAAACTCTAGAATTAACTATGTAATCACCTGTTATTTCTTTCGCCGGAGCTACTCGATTTAACGGAATCAATACAGCCTTAAGCCTAGATGCATTGATTAGATAGGAAGCTTTCGTTTTCCAAGCGTCACTCCTTCAAGTAGTAATACTCTTGTGATAGAATCTGTCAGCGGCAGACCTAGGTGAATGGATAGCGTTATTTTAAAGATGAACCTATCAGTCATCCCCTATTTACCGGTAGGACCCGTGTATCACCTTTCATACATCAGCTGCCGTTCCGGGGTGGCCTCCCGGGGGCATGGCCACCCAGCCTCCATTTTGGTGCACTTCAGGGGCCATTTCAACTTCGCGGTAACCATTCCTGTGATTGCAGGATTGTTGTTTTAGCGTCATTTCTGTCCCTTGAGTGTGGCAACAAATGTTGCACCTGCGGCGAATTGAATCCGTTGCATGTGGTCTAGGAGGAGCTGCGTAGGCTGCAGGCCATGTGGCATAGGCCTCCAATGGCGCGGGGGGACCCTCTGGGGTCATAGGACAGTGATTACACCTCTTTTGTTTTTCATTGAGGATTTTGGAACCCGCAAATCCGCACTTGTAACAGTGTGTTCCCTTTTCCCAGACACCCGTTGCTCGATACCGATGAGAGGAGTAAAAGCAATTGGTTCCACGGCAATTATGTGAGGAAACCGTACTTTGAGGAACCTGAACACAAAGGGTAGCTAAGGCATGGGTCCTATCTTCTGCCTTAATTTCTGACTCACAAGGAGTCTCAATGATGGCCTCTTGGGGAGACAAATCATTGGAAAAAGTAACAACATTTAAATTATTGCATGTTGACATTAAATATCAAAATTATATGAAACAATTAATAAATTATAATTTCAATTTTTTACGTGCACTGGCACGGCGTGCACTGGCACGGCGTGCACTGGCACGGCGTGCACTGGCACGTATAATCAAAGTAAAACGAGATTATAATAATAATTACTTTATTCATACTGTAAAATAATAATTATATTAAATAATTATTATTTAATTTTCTATAGAAATATAATATGAAAGATCCTATTAAAATTATTCATAAAATGAAAAATAATAATAGAAGAGTTCAATATAAAGTATATATTTATATTGGTCCTTTAGTTCCAAATAAAATTATGAAAATTTTAGAATCCATCTCTGAGAAAGATTTATATATAACATTTAATACTCTCTCAAAAGAGGACTATATACAAGTAGAAACAATGTATGGTGAATTCTGGTATGAAAAATTCTTTATCAGTCATCATATTTATAAACAAAGAACTGATATTAATAATACTGCTACTAAGAAAAAGAATATTTTGACTAAATATGGAAAAGAATGGTATAATAAACATATCATTGAAGCCCCCTTAAAAAAATTATCTTATTCATTCGCAACTAATTATTACAATCAACTATTATTTAGAAATAAAATAAAAACTCAAACTAGAAAGGTTGAAATAGATTTTAGAACTAATATTGACACTAATATTATTAGTGAAACTGATAATCCTATTCTAGAAGAACAAGAAGGTGGCGATGATGAAGACGATAATGAAGATGATGAAGAAGAGGGCAACGGAGATGAAATTAAACTTGTAAATGATGAAGATTATCAAGAGCAAATTGAAGAGGATTTTAATTTAGATGAAATTACTAAACTATATGCAACAACTGATATTGAGAATAATAAAACAATAAAAGAGACATCAAAACTAATTAGTGATGCAATTAATGATAAGAAATGGGAAAAAGAAACACAAAATTTAGAAAAGAAATATGATGATAGTTTGGATAGTATAACATATGATATTAAAATAGAAGATGTATATCATAAATATTATGTCACTGAACAATATATATTCAAAGATGATACTATTAAATCAATGCGTCAAAAAATAGCAACCTCATTACCAATATCAGATAAGTTTGGAAAATCGATAAGAGTTTTACCAGAAACCCAATATTTTTGGTCAGAATATATTTATGAAAATAAGTTAGATTTTGTAATGTTAGGTCAAAAATGGATTAGAAAAAATGAGTTGTTAAAAATAGATATTAAACCTAATGAAAATCTTAAAATTTATGAAAAATTAAGAAATAATCTTAGTTATTTGAAAGAAAGTTTTGGTTATAAAATAAAACGCGAGGATGACGAAACTAATATTATTAGAAGTTATGATGAGTTCATGTCAATGAATGAAATTTATATGTTAGATGTCTATAATGAATTAGGAATAGGCTATGCACCAGAACCAGAAGAAAAACGAAATCTTTATGATGTTTATATTAATATATATTTCCCAATGATATCATATGAACGTTTGGAACAAATTATACAATTATTAATAGGGAAAAATAATAAAGAGGTGCAATATATTGAATCGGTATTTGGTACTATATGTAATGATGTTAAATTAGAAAGTAAAATAGAAGAAACTGTTGAACAAGCCAAGTTAGATTTAGGTAAATTTGATAAGATGTTTGAAAACAATCACATTATTCAATCTATTATTCATGTTAATATTAATAATCCAAAAAATATTACAGGTACCACATTTGATAGTAAATTTAATTTATATAGAATATTTGATAATTTCATAGTGGGGAATGAATATCCCTTCATTCAATATCAATCAGCCGATTCTCATTTAACATATAAATTTTTTAATGAATTTAAAGACATAAATGAAATATCCGGTAATCAAGAATTATTAGCAAAATGGTTTGAGAATGCTCCATATGGTATATCATTTAAAATCAAGGTGAAAGATAATACAAAAGCAATAAGTGATAAATATATTTCAATTAATTTACATGAAACTGGTAGAATAGAATATAAAATTACCTGGAAAGAAAGTGATGAGGCAACAGTTAATGATATAAATGCATCATATGAATATGTAAGAGAATTATTAAAAAAGATAAACTCTGAAAATAAAAAGATAAAATTTATGATGCCACCAGATGATAGATTTAAATATGCATTTATTAATACAATTCAAAAGTTTGCTATCCCTGAGAATTTCAAGATTAATCATAATGATTTATCAGAATTTAGTCGCTTTTTCTTTCCATATATATCACTTGTTATTGAACCTAAGAAAAGGAAATCAAAAAAACAAGATGTGGCGGAAGAAACATCTAAATATGGTACTTACTTACGTTATAAACGTATTAGCAAATATGAGAATCGTACCAAGATGCATCTTCGAATTCTTTATTTTTTGAGAAACTATGAATTAAATGACCGTGAATTAATTGATGAGATTGCTAAACAATTTAATATAACAATGGAAGATTCTGCAAGAGAATTAGATTATGTAAGAGATAAATATAGTAAAGTTATTAAAAAATCTAAGAAATTATTAAAAAAATTAAAAACATTACCAAAATCTAAACCTCCTGGAATTGGTATTGATATTCAGGGTCGTGATAAGGATAATTACAAGATAAGAATTACAGGTTCAAGAAATAAAGAACAACTAGAAGAAATTGTTGATTTTATGAAAATCTTAATTTTCCTCTATGTTGAAACATATTTATATAAAAAGAAGGAATACCAAAAATTAAAAGACCAATTGAAAAATCTTAATAAAATAGCTAGACGTCGTAATAAAGTGATGGAAATTGTTGAATATGATGCATCTATACAAACTGTTAAAACTATTACTAATTTAGATAAAGCACGTCTTGGATTTAAACCTGAGAAAGGTCAAAGTCAATGGACTCGTTCTTGTCAAAACTCGGGTACTGATAAAAAGAGACGTCCTGAGATTACTCCTGGTAACCAGATAGATAAATTATTAAAGGAAGGATATAAATTAAATAAAGAAACTGGTTTTTATGAAAAGAAAGCAGATATGAAAATAAAAGGAAAAGTATATAGTACTATGATAAAAGCAATTAAATTATCAGGCGATGACAATACATTTAACTTTTATACATGTGACCCATCAGAGAAAAATATACATAAATATATTGGTTTCTTAGCTCGTGGTAATAATCCATCTGATTTATGCATGCCTTGTTGTTTTAAGAAAGACCAATTAAATAGTAATAATAAGGAAAAAAAGAATTATTTCCTAAAATGTATGGGTGAAAATAATGTTAAGGAAGATAAAACAGCCAGTATAACAAAGAATTTGGGTGATAAATTATATATTTTACAAGAAACTAATAAGGTTCAAGAAGGGAGATTTATTTACTTACCTAAATATTTGGATATCTTTTTTAATACACTATGGGAACATGATAATAAAATTAAGAATCATTATTTATTAGAATCAAAATCAGGTTATTTCTTCAAATATACTGTTAAACATGATAATTATCATTTATTAGTAGCTCTTTCTAATGTTTATGATAAAACAATCCCAGAATTAATTGAATCAATGGTGCGATTTATGGAGAAAGATAAAGATAACATATATTTCACTTATTTAAATTCTGGTGATATTAGTGAGACATTCAAAACTCGTACTAAATATATTGAATATATGAAAAATTCTAATTATTTGGAATATGATATGATTGGCGAATTATCGAGTATACCTGGTGTGTTATCTTCAAAGGGTATTAATTATTATATATTAAATAAACAAACTACTATAATTAAACGTAACCTTGAAAAAGAAGAAGTTAGAGAACGTTATTATTTAGATTGTCTTAATCCTGAAAATAAATACCAATTAGATGAAGACCGCGATATTGTAATATTAATAAAAGAAGATAAATATTATTTCCCAATTTACCGTGTTCAGAAGAATGATATGGTTGATAAGAAAATTAATCTAACCAAGTTTTATTCTAATTCTGGATATTTTGAAAAAATATTGAAAGAATTACGCAACTATCATACAAAAAGTTGTAATAATAATATTATTAGTAATAGTTTGTATGCAAAAAATATTATACGATTATTAAATACAACTACCTCAGTTGCTATTAAGAAACAATATATTGATGATAGACACAAGTGTAAATATCTGGAATTGGACAATGGATTAATTATACCTACATCACCTTCTGGTATTCATTATATGTATCCATTTGATATGAATCTGCAAAATATTACAAAAGATTTACCTAAACTAAAAGATGCCATAAAATTATTAGAAAAAATAGAAAATAAATTAAAATTAGAATATATCCCAAATACTATATTTTATGATAATAAAACAAACCAAGGTTCTCGACAATCTATTCATATTATATCTATTTTACTAAATAATAATCTTATTCTTCCTATTAATAATGAAATGGTTGATGAGGATAGTATTAAAACATTAGCACTACCAATTAGATTCCAACCTTTAGAAGAAACTATTGATATAGAAATTATTAATTGGACTAAGAATGGAAAACAACCTATATATGATGAACGTTTACAAAGTGTTCGAGAACATAACTATTTGAATGAAAGTTATAATTTATTTAGATTAGAATTAAGTTTATATTTGAGTGATAATGAGGATATAAAAGATAAGGTTATACAAATTGTTAAAAATCAAAAGATGAATATAAAAGAGAAAAAACATGAATTACGTAAAATATTATTTCAAATTTTAGATTCTAAATTAGCTGCTGAATATAAATTATCACAAAAAGGTGGTGGTGAAAAAGTTGCATTTATTACAAAAGAATTACCGTCATTAAAAGAGTATGTTATTAGTAATGTTAGAGATTATTGTATGATAAATAAAACCAAAGATAAATGTAGTAGTAATATTCATTGTATGTGGAAAGATGATAGTTGTAAATTACAGATATATCAGAATGTCGCTGTAGAATTTGTTAATCGAATAATTGAAGAACTGGTTCAAGATGGAATTAAATTTAAAGAACTTATACAAGAAGGTACTTATTATGTATCAGATATTGTTGATTATACCCAATATACCAATCGTATGAATCAACAGATTATCAAAGCGACCAATTTTAATATATCAAAACTGATGACAGAGATGTTTGGTAAAGATAAGATACCAGTGATTGGTAAGAGACAAATGATGAGAATGAATATGAATGATAATATTGAAGAAGAAGATATGGGAACACAATTAGTAGAAATGGGTAAACAATTTATTCAAAAAATTATTCCTAATAAAGATTCAATTATTAGAGCTTATGTTAATTCATATTATTGGATGAATAATCCATTATATGATATAGAATCTAGAAATCTGGGACATTATAATGATTTACAAACAAATATTACTTATTTATTCAAGGCTAATATTATAGATTGGGTTCAAAATAATGTAACAAAAGGAAATGATAAGATTAAAAGATATCTTCAAAATTATTTTAAGGATAATGATAACTTTTTTGAGTCAACACTTAATAAATTTAGAAAATCCTCTTTTAATACAGATGGTAAAATAGAATTATATATATTAAGTCATATCATACCAAATCCTATTGTGGTATATGACAACTTTTCAAATGTTAAATATATATTCTTACAAGGAGAAGTAGAAGTAAATGATGAAACTATTAAGAATTATACCAATGAAAAGACTATAAATAAAACTATTTATTTGAAATTTGATTATGATAATTCAACTATTATTCCAAAAAATATTTATTCTATTTATTATTTATAAAATATCAAATATATTATAGTGATGATTGAACTTTTACAAAATCAAAGGAAGAATATTCCTTCTGATAAGAAGTTATTATATAATGATCTTAAAAGAATTGGTAAATATTTACCAAATAGTATATTTAATGATGAATGTTCTTTATGGACTGGATATATTACTAGTATTAAAGGAGTTAATAATGAAAATCAATATATAAATTTTTATTTTAAGGGAAAGAAGCACGCATTACATCGTCTATTATATATAAATTTTATTGGAGAATTAAATGATAATGAATATATAAAATTTAAATGTATGAATAAGGGTAAATGCTGTAATATTCATCACTTTTATAAAAATAACTCCTCTATTCCTAAAGAAAAAGACCCTAATGAATCTAATGATGTCCAAAAAAAAGATATTAAACCAATAATAGTTAAATTTTAATTAATATCTATATAACTATATATAAAATGGTAAATGGTGGATTCCCTCCTATTAAACTTGTAGAAAAAGAAAAAGAAAAAGAACAGTATTCAAAATCGAAAGAACGATTCTTCTCTAATACTACAAAAAGAATTCTTGATATTAGACAACTTTTAACTGAAAATACTCAAAAAAAGTCGGTAATAGATATGAATGAAAAGAAAGAAGATGAATTAGAAATTCTTGAAAAAATATGAAAATTAAATAATATAATCTTATATTTATATTATTTAATGTCACAAATAGAAAACTTTATGAATCAATATAGTATCTCTAAAATGAAATGGGGAACATATAGAATTAATATAAATGATACATATTATACTAGTTATTATGATATACCTATTGAATTATATCAAACATTCCAAAATATTAAAGATTATAATATTACTAACATCGATACAGAAGAGGAATTGAGAGGATTTATCATACAGAGGTTATTTGATAAATATTATAATATGGATATGATAATCAAAATCAGAACTGAAATGGATATTCATAAATTATATAATAATAATGAATTTATTATACATTTTATTAACTTTTTAAAGAACCAAAATATTATTGATGTTATGTGTGTTATTGAAAATAATATTGTTAATGCATCTCGTCCCAATATTACTATAAATGAATGGGGTGTAGTACAGCGAATAGGCGACCCCTCATTAGTAAGTGATGGTATCATTCGAACTGAAAATAGATTGAAATTAGAAGAGATGGATTGTTATATTAAAATATTATGGAATAAAATTATTACTATTGCAACTGATATTATTTAAGATATTGGCAATCATGTCTACCAATTCTTTATCCTTTAATACTTGTATTGGATCTGTTAATAGTTTCTGAAAATGTTTGTTATCTATTTTACTAATTAATTTATCATTTGCTAACATATCTATTGAAATGCTAAATTTATTAGACTCAATCTCATAAATCATATTCTCATAAATACTAGATGGTTCTAATTCTTGTGCTTTCTTATATGCAGTCATCGCTTTTTCAAATCTTCCTAATCCATATAATGATGCTCCTAATCTTCCCCAAGCTTTACCCCAATTCGGTTTTATTCTAACTACCTCAATAATATCTTCTAGACTTTTTTCATAATTGTCCATTTTGATATAACAAGCAGCTCGATTACATAACAAGATGCTTTTATCTATTGTATTCATTTCAGATTTAATAATATCTGAGAAAATAATAGTTGCATCTTTATATTTACCATTGTTATATTTTGCAATCCCTTCATTCTTCCCCTCTATAAAAATTTCATTTAAAAGTTTATTTTTCATAATATTATAAAATAATTAACTTTCCTTTAGATTTCTTTACAGAAAGTAAACAAACTTATCAGGAAGATTCTTAATATAATCTTGGATATCTTCTAGCTTCTTATATTTTTGTGAAGCGTGAAAAAGAACAATTTTCATATTGTTAAATTTATCAAGATTCATAATAATATCATCAATATGAATATGTTTTCCTCGTATTGTCTCTGTTCTGTCCTCTTCACTAAAACCAGTACATTCCATAATTAGTAGAGGTACATTTAGAAATTCACTATTATGAATCACTCCATTAATAGTTGTATCACCTGTATATCCAATCATATTAGTATAAAAGGGTTCAGTCAGATTCATTGGTCCTATTCTTGATTTCACCTCAATAATTTCTTGCTGGCTCATACTAGCATACTCTGGTTTTAGCCGTTTTGTCATTCGCTTGATAATATATCCATATGATTCTACTTTATGGTCCATCATATAAGATGTTACTATATGATTTGAGTTTCCACTAAGAGGAATATCAATACACTTTTGTGATGCAATAAGATTTGTATTAACTAGTTTTTGAAGTGGTTTAATCATATTACTACTTCGCCCACAATTCATCTCTGAAAATGCAGCTGCAATCATCATATAGGGTTGAATACACTGTTGAGGCATTATATATAGTTTCTCCTTATCAACATTAAATAGTTTTCGCACACTATGGTCGGTGTGAAGACACCCGATATGGTCCATATGACCGTGAGAAATTAGTACATCACAAGAACAAGCCCGTTTATTTGCATATCCCATATCAAACACCACATTAATATTGTCTACCATAATACTAGTCATATGACCAGCCCGCGAGTAGCCGTGAAGATTAAACACTTGGTCCTTCATATTAATAGGAACTGTTAGTTTCATATATGTCTCACCATTATTTTCATAAGAATATTTTGTTTCCATTACTTATTATACTAGTAATATATTTAATATTATTTTCAATTTATTTACTGCAATTGTTTAATTAACTTCGCTTTCGCTCATTTAATTAAAAATTGAATAAATATATTACTAGTATAATAAGTAATAAATATAATGATGTATCTTCTATTTTTACTAGTTACTCCTGTTATTTCTTTCTCACTTGAAAAAATGCGCTTATATGATACAATTGATTGTAATATGATTTCAAAGCTGAGTAATATTACTATTATTAGTAATGATTATACCTTACTTACTGGTACCGAACATTACATTTTTATGGATAAAACACCTTATACAGTTAGTTATAATGTTAATTTGAACCATTCTTATTGTTACGACAAACGTGAATTGACACTGCATTTTGATTGTGATAAGTACACTAGATTCACAATTCACAGCACTATACATATGATTGATAATTTTATTGATAATCTCAAGAATATTGATAAATATAATTTTACAAATACCATTTTATATGTTAATAATAATACTACAAAATGTTCTCATCCTAGTAATAAACAAGAATTTTATCCATTATTTTTATTATTCATCTTATGGTATATTATTTTCAAATGTTTTTAATTTATATGTAATTCTAAATCTTTTATTTGTATACAATGTTTAAAAGTATCGCCCATATTTTCCCAAGCCAGTCTATTAATATTATCTGTTTCATTCATAATATTAAATCCTATTTGTTTTAATTTATTATAAATATTTTTAGTATGACTATGACCTGTATATATAAAACAATTTTTAACATATGGTTTTAATAATCTACCAATAACATATAAATCCATAAATAATGCGAGCACACTTATAGCTATTTCACAACACTCCATTATATTATTAAAATCTGGTATATCATGAGTATTTTCAAAGTATTGCAGTATTTCATTAATATTAATCGTTCTATAATTACGCGTGTTAGGATTAAATGATTTTTTAAAATTATTGTACTTTTTAACAAATAGTGTTAATATTTTAATTAATTCCTGATTTAATTCTGAAAATTTTAATTTATATTGAGAATCAATCTTTTCATATATTTTATGAAATAATTTATTATTTAATACATGCTCATTATCATTTGAATTTTCAAATTTGGTATCTGGTATAAAATCAATATCACCTAATAATTCTTCTATTTGTTCTTTCATAGTTTTAATATCAATATCAATAAAATGTTTATGAATTTTATATATTTCTTCATTTATCATTATTCCCTCCAAACCATTTATATATGGAATTAATTTTTTAGTGATATGATCGGTCAACTCCTTTTTTATAATAATATTTTCTCCAGGTTTAAGGAAAATAAATGTAAACCAATTAATTGTTACATCTAAACAATTTAATAATATGTTATGATTTTTTATAATATATATTTTTAAATTAGGAATATCAAGGAACTTTGTAATAATACTTTCTATATGTGCTAATCTTCCAAAAATCATACTTAATTCATTTCGTATATCAATGGTATGTACTCTTAAATTTTTTGAAGGATTATTTATTAATTCTAACATTTTAGGAAGCATACTATCTTTATTCCTTCGTGCTATTATACATTCTTTAAATTCTTTTGACCCTGATTTATAAAAATATGGTTGTTCAATAAATATATCTAACATATTAGCACCGGTATATTTAGGTATTATATCATTTTGTATCCATTCAAAAACTGTAGGTGTTTCGCTATCTCCACAAGTTATATCTTGTGTTTTTATATGTGCTTCGCCTAATAGATATATATTTTTATCACTAAAATTTAAATGTCCCAAATATACAGGACCCTTAATTAATAGATTAGGTAAAGTGATAGAACCACCTTTCATTGCTTTTTTTAATTCTATATATTTCTTTTTGTACATGACATATTTTTTATAAAATACATCATCTATGTGAACGGTTCTTTTAGAACTGGTATCGTACTTCAAATAAAGTAAACTAGACTCAATGCTTTCAGCAGTCATGTATATTATATTATATTATATTATATTTATAAGTTTTACTACCAATATACATATAGTTTCATTTTCTTCAAATAGTATAATACTCAATAATTATAAAAATTGATACAAATATATTATAATTACTATATTTTTTATATTAATGTCTCATGAATTCAAACCTATGGATTGTGCTTGTTGTGCTTCTATTCCTCTTAATATCAAAACAATTGATATTAAGAAAGATACATATAATATTGTCGATATTCTTATCAAACACATTGATTATTTCATTACAAAGAGTGACTTTAATGATATGAATTATATCACTACCTTTTTTCAAAAATTGATGATTCACTGTACCCCAAAAGGTATGAGTATTATTAAAAAAACAGAATTAGTTGAAATATATCGAAATGTATTAAAAAAAGGAAGAGAAACTAATTTATTTTTTGAGAAATTAACTTTTGAGGATTCAAATGGTGAAGAATGTATCCCATGTCCATCAGCACCTGATTTTAGTTGTGCATATGATTGTGCATTTTGCCCGACATCAAAATCAACAATTGGTGCTATTACTGCAAAAAGTTATACACCCGACCAACCTTCTTTCAAGCGATTGATGGAAAATGATAATGATTTTGTTCGTTGTATCTTACAATATATGCTATATCGGCACGTGATTGGTTGTAATGTATCAAAACTTGCAATGCGTCATCTTGGAGGTACTTTTCATAGTTACGGTACACTTTATATTCATACTTATAGTCGTGATATTTTTTATGCTGCTAACATTCTATCGGATATTATTGATAACCATATGGATGAGGCTAAAAAAAGTCTTCAAAGTAAATTTGACCCAAATGATATTATTCTATCAAAAGTTCGAAAACCATTTAATAGTGATAAAATTAATTCGATTCAACAAAAAATTAATGATAATAAAATGTGGGGTGACAAGTTTGCTAATCAAATTAAAATACATGAAAAAGAATTGCTACAAGAAATTGATGTTTCTCTAAAAAGAGAACAAGAATATAATGTTACTGCAAAATGTAAGGTTGTATCTTATAGTATTGAAACACGACCAGACCAAATTAATACGAAAACAATGGAAGAACTATTAAAATTAGGTGTTACTATTGTTGAGTTAGGACTACAATCACCAAATGATAATGTACTTCGATTAGTCAAACGAGGACATCTTGTTAAACATAGCAAGAGAGCTATTCAAATGTTGAAAAATAATGGTTTTCATGTTCACGGACAATGGATGATGGACCTTCCATCTGTTACTAAAGAAATTGAGATGGAATGTGTTGAAGCAATCCTACAAGATGATTTGCGGTGCGACCAAATTAAGATTTATCCTCATCTTATGATGCCAGGGACTCTCACATCAGAATGGATTACACAAGGACGATACGATTCTTGGGTTGATAAAGATTGGGAAGGTTTCTTACAAGTTCTAAGCAATTTTATTAGTAGACTTGATAAGACTACACGTATTGTTCGTATTCAACGAGATTTACCTCAAGCATCTGATAAGAATCCAAATGGTTATATTAATGACCAACCATCTAACTTGGAGCAAATTGTTACCAAAAAAATTTATAAGGATGATATGACACGTGAGGATATTAGATTTCACGAACCTGGATTGCGATTTCCAGATATGGATACGATTCAATATAATGTTGATACGAAAAAACGTCCTGGTGGTAAAGATGTTTTCATTTCAGCAGAAAGCTATGTATGCGCCGACCGGAAGAAAGGGGTAAAAGATTTTCGAGTTGTTTGGGGATACTGTCGATTGTCTCTTCCTGATAATGATATAAATCAAATTAGCATTTTTACTGAGAATCCTAATATGAATTTTGGGTTAATTCGAGAAGTTAAAGTAAATGGTTCCATCACTTCAGTTGGTAATAGCAACAAATCAGTACAACATCTTGGTATCGGAACCCGTATGCTACAATTAGCTGAAGAAATTGCTATGCAATATGGTAAAACTCATATTACTGTCACTTCAGCGGTTGGTGTTCGTAACTATTACAAAAATAAACATAATTATACACTTCATCGTAGTGGATTAATGTGGAAACAATTACGTGTTCCAGGTCAGGTAGTACAATCATTATATTTTGATATCGTCTTATTTATTATCAGTATTACTTTCATCATTTACCATTTGTTGCGTTATTTCTTCTAATTGATTATTAATTTGACTGACATCTACACCCATTTCATTTTGTAGGAACTCGTCCATTTCTTTCTTTATAGCAGCAGTATCTTCTGGTGAAGAAGCTTTCTCTAATCTTTGCATAATTTCAATCATTTTACCCATATGAGGAATAGAATCAGCTGATTGTTCAGCCGATTTACTACCACCTAGCACACCAAAGTTTTGAGCCATCTTCAACATATTACCAATCTTCATACCACTACCAGTATCTTCTTTCATTTCACCAACATCAATAGTTGCAGTAGAAAAATTCTCATCAATAATAATCTTTTCTTTAGGCTTTTCATCTTTAGTCTTCATAATATCTTTCATTCCTCCTAACATCTTCTCTAATCCAGGTACCTTCTTACTAATTGCCTCCATTAACTTATCTAACTGAATATCTCCCTTATTGATTTTATCAGAATATTTACTAGTAATCTTTTGACTAATCTCCATAATTCCTCCTAATGATTTACTTGGATTATTAGATAGTAAACCCTCAAATGAGCCAACAATATCATCTAACATATCACTAGTTTCTTTATTAAGGTCTGAACCAAACATATCTTTTAAGGTTTGCTTTCCCTTACTTGTGACTTCTGGGTGTTCAGGCAAATCAGTATTTTTTTCAGGTAAACCTCTTTCTTTAGTAATTACTGCTGATAATATTTTAACACGTTCATTATTCAATGTAGTTGAATAATTTAGCTTATCTGACTTTGTAGCAGAAAAACTTTGTTTTTCTTCTAGAAAGGTTTTCTTTGTAGCAGAAGGTTCATTCTTCAACCTAGTTGAAGAATCTAGCTTCTCTGACAAAGTCAGAGAAGGTTCATTATTAGGAACATTATCTTGATTTTCCTTTAATAATTCGGACATTAATAATAAAGTATGAAGATTAATCCAAATAACTTCTTTAACATCATCTGGTTGATTATTTAATAAGTTTTTTAAACATAAATCTGAACCAAATAAACTTTCAGATATTTTTTGTGTATCTGGATTTTTATGCGAAAATACCTTAATTTTATTTTTAACAAATAAATCAAAATTAGTATTATCGAATGAATTTGCATAATTAATACCATATTCTATTTTACTCTCATTTGATAAAGCTAATAGGTTATTTAACACTAGTTGTGTATCATCTGATGTAAAAATAATTTTTAACTGTTCGATAAAATTGTCGTAATTGACTAAAAAGCGTTCTCTAAAAAAATTACTCATTATAAATAATTAGTTATAATATCTTTATATATCTTCAAGTTCATAATTACTCTCTAACATCTCTTTTATTTTTCCCTTTTTCTTCTTAACTTCAATATATCGAACATATAGTAATAATAATATTAAACTAAATAATATAACAAAACCATAATTTTCAATTATAAATTCTTTCATGCATTCATATATTTTATCTGTAAGTGTTTCTTTTTCTATTACTTGAACTATTTCTGGTTCTTTAACCTCCAATGCCTTATTTTTCTCATTATAATATCTTATTAATTTACTATCAACTAATTTTGGTTTATTTGAATAAATATCAAAGCTCATTATATAATAATTAGGAAAAAAATGCTAATAAAACTCTTAAAAAATGGATAAATAAAAATATGTTTCAATTATGCAATTTATAGAAACACATAACTTTTAATTCATTAAATAAAAAAATTGATTTAAAATTTATTAATATATTATTTATATAGCATATTAATGAACTCTTACGAAGAAAAAGAATCACGAAATGAATTAGACTTGAAATTACGTTGTAATGTCAGCACTAGTACTAATAATGATACTATGGAATATTTATTAAATCCTGAGAATAATCGTCTTACAGTATATCCCATTATGAATCCTAGGATTTGGGAATCTTATAAAAAACAACAAGCTGCTTTCTGGACTGCGGAAGAATTAGATTTCTCAAAAGATTATGACCATTTCATGTCTCTTAATAATAATGAACAACATTTTATTAAAATGATATTGGCATTCTTTTCATCATCAGATACTATTGTTAATATTAATCTTAGTGAAAGATTTCTAAGTGATGTTAAAATTAGAGAGGCTATTGTTGCATATACATATCAAATGATGATGGAATCTGTTCATAGTGAAACATATTCTCTACAAATTGATAATATTGTTCGTGAACCAGAAGAAAAATCTAAATTATTAAATGCAGTGAGAGAGTATTCTTGTATTGCCGAGAAAGCCGCATGGGCAGTACGATGGATCGAATCATCTGATAGTTTCGCAGCTCGGCTACTTGCATTTGCAATTGTCGAGGGTGTATTCTTCTCAGGTGCTTTCTGTTCAATCTTTTGGTTAAAGAAGCGAAATGTAATGCCTGGTTTATGTGCTTCTAATGAATTGATTGCACGTGATGAAGGCATGCATTGTAGCTTTGCTGTTCTATTATATGGTATGTTAAAAAATAAATTACCTGAATTAGATGTACATAAAATGTTTACAGATGCAGTTGAAATTGAGCGTACATTTATTTGTGAGAGTCTACCTTGTGCCTTATTAGGAATGAATTCTGATTCTATGACTCTATATATTAAATTCGTTGCTGATAGATTACTAGTTGATTTGGGCTATAATAAACTCTTCAATGCTATGAACCCATTTGATTTTATGGAGAGTATTTCTGTTGAAGGTAAGACCAACTTTTTTGAATCTAGACCAACACAATATCAAAAGGCATCTGTATTAAATAAGTCGAGAGATACTGTTTTTGATATGAACGACGACTTTTGAAATATTAATATTTAATGAAACTATCGATGATAATACTTGGATAGGTACTACAGTATTTATCTTGTTATTTTATATATTTATTTTAAAATAAATATATAATATTTCTAATATATTATAATGAATAAATATAATATGACTATAAAAAGGACATCTAGTCCATCAACTCCCTTTGTATCTAAAATTAATAAGAGATTATTAAATATAGTTGATTTGAGGAATAAGATGCCACCTGTTTATGACCAAGGGAATCTTGGTAGTTGTACAGCTAATGCATTATGTGCAGCAGTTCAATACGAAGAACCTACATTAATGGGAAGTCGATTATTTGTTTATTATAATGAACGAATGATTGAAAACGATGTTAAAAATGATAGTGGTGCTATTATGGCAGATGGTGTGAAATCATTATGTACATATGGAGTGTGTAAAGAAATAAGTTGGCCATATATTATTACTAAATTTGCAATTAAACCTCCATTATATTGTTATGAAGAGGCAAAGAAACATAAATTAATACAATATTATTCATTACCAAATAATATAACACAAATGAAGCAAGCATTAATAAATGGTTTTCCTTTTGTTGTATCAATATTAGTATATAGTTCTTTTGAATCAGCACAAGTTACAATGACTGGATATGTACCAATGCCTCAACCCAATGAAACATTATTAGGAGGACACGCAATACTTTGCGTTGGTTATAATGAAATTAAGAAAGTTTGGATAATGCGTAATTCATGGGGAAATCAATGGGGTGATAAGGGGTATTTTTATTTACCATATCAATATTTAATTAATCCTAATTTAGCAAGTGATTTATGGGTTCTACAAAACATCGTTTGATAAGATATTATTAATTACGGTACGCCGAAAAACTAAAATCCATAAATTTCACTCGTTAATTATAAAAATTGATATACAGCAATTTTTTTATTAATAAAAAAATTGATTTAAAAATATATAATAGACTTACTATTATATAGTTTTAATGTCTTATGTTACAAAGCGCGATGGTATGAAAGAAATGGTTCATTTTGATAAAATTACTGAACGAATTAATCGTCTTATTAATCCAACAGAATTACAAGGTTTAGATTTACAATGGCTTGATTTGGAAAGAGAAACTCAATATTTAGACCCTGTACTTGTAGCTCAAAAAGTTGTAGCTAACTTATTTTCAGGTATTACAACAGAAATGCTTGATATTGAATCGGCTGAAATTTGTGTTAATCTTTCTACTACACATCCATTATATGGAAATCTAGGTGGTAGAATTCTAGTCTCAAATCTTCATAAGAAGACACTACCTGAATTTACTTCTAAAATGACCTTACTGAAAAATAGTCTTGACCCAGATTGGTATATGTGGGTATTGGCAAATTCTGAAGAATTAGATAAGGTTGTAAATTATAATTTAGATTATGTTTATGATTATTTTGGATTTAAAACTCTTGAAAAGTCTTATCTTCTCAAACTAAATGGGAAGATTATTGAGAGACCTCAAGATATGTTACTTCGTACTGCTATTACTCTTCAAATGGGTAATATGGAAATGATTAAGAAAACATATGATTATATGTCTCGTGGTTATTACACCCATGCTAGTCCAACTCTCTATAATGCTGGTACACATCGGATGCAATGTTCGTCTTGTTTCTTATTAGGCACATCCGATGATTTGTCTTCTATTGCAGAAACTTGGAATTCTTGTGCTCAAATTTCAAAATGGGCTGGTGGAATTGGTCTTCATGTTTCAAATATTCGAGGTAAGGATAGTCTTATTAATGGGACCGGTGGGCGTTCTAATGGATTGGTTCCATTTCTAAAAGTATTTAATGAGATTGCACGATGGATTGACCAAGGTGGACGTCGTCCAGGTTCAATTGCCGTATACTTAGAACCTCATCATCCTGATATTTTTGATTTCATTGAATTGAGAAAGAACTTTGGCTCAGAAACTGAACGTGCTCGAGATTTGTTTCTTGCATTATGGGTTTCTGACTTATTTATGAAGCAAGTAGAATCAGATGGTGATTGGTATCTTTTGAGTGCTGATGAATGTCCTGGTTTACCAGATGTTTATGGTGAGGAGTATGAAAGTTTATATTGGAAATATGTTGAAGAAAAGAAATATCGAAAGAAAGTATCAGCTCGTAAATTATGGGTTACTATCATTGAATCGCAAATTGAAACCGGTATGCCATATATTAATTATAAAGATTCTGTAAATCGTAATTCTAATCAAAAAAATATTGGTACAATTAAGTCGTCAAATTTGTGTTCGGAAATTGTTCAGTACTCTGATGATAAGGAATATGCTGTATGTAATCTTGCATCAATTGCATTGAAACCATTTGTTGATATGCACAAGTTCTATAATGAGGAATATATTATTTATAGTAAACCAAATTGTAAATATTGTAATTTTGCAAAGACTTATTTAGAAAATAATAATGCTAAATATACCGAAGTACCATTTAGTAATGAAAATCTAGCTGAGTTAAAACAACTTTTAAATCGTTCATCTGATAGTATTACATTCCCTCAAATTTTCTTAAATACTAGTGGCTCACCAAAATATATTGGTGGATGGTCTGAATTATATAAATATACTGGTGGTAAATTTAATTGGGATAAATTATATAGTACAGCCTATCTTGCAACAGTTAATTTGAATCAAGTAATCGATATTAATTATTATCCAGTCCCACAAACAAAGTTTTCAAATGTGAGACATCGTCCTATTGGTCTTGGTATTCAAGGAATGGCTGATGTATTAGTATTATTGCGAGTAGCTTTCGATTCTGAAGATGCAGTGATGTTTAATTCACAAGTGATGGAAACGATTTATATTGCTTCTATGACTGCATCAAATAATATGGCAAAAGAACGATACGAAGATATGAAAGCATTAATGACATATTTTATGAGTGAACACTCGAGTGGTCAAGCATATCCAGATTATTATGAACGAACATATATTTTGGAAAACGATGAGATGAATAGATTATATCATAAATTACATCCAAATAAATGGGAATTATCTAAGAATCTTGATTCTACTACTCTTGGAGCTTATAGTAGTTTTGAGGGTTCACCTTTTTCAGAAGGTAAATTTCAGTTTGATTTGTGGAATAATACTGCTGTTAATAAGGTTGTTCCAGTTTTTAATAATAAGTGGAAACAATTGAGAGAAGATGTAATTAAATATGGTACGCGAAATAGTTTGTTGACAGCTCTAATGCCAACCGCTAGTACCAGTCAAATTCTTGGAAATAATGAATGCTTTGAATTTTTCACAAATAATATCTACACTCGAAAGACACAAGCTGGTTCTTTTGTCCTAGTTAATAAATATCTTGTAAATGATATGTTACGAATCGGAATGTGGAATAAGAATATGAAAGATAAAATTATTGCATCGAATGGTTCTATTCAAACAATGGATGATGTACCACCAGAGTTTAGAGCATTATATAAAACAATTTGGGAGATTAAACAAGTATGGGTATTAAAGGCTGCTGCAGCTCGTCAACCATTTGTTGACCAAACCCAATCAATGAATATCTTTATGGGTGAACCAGATTATCAACGATTGGGTTCTTCTCATTTCTGGGCTTGGAAGAATGGATTAAAAACAGGAATGTATTACCTAAGAACAAAGCCTTCTGCTGATGCAATTAAATTCACAATTGATCCGAATTTAGTAAAAGCAGCCAATGAAGTAAAAGAATGTGATACATGCTCTGCATAATATCTTATTTATTATTTTATTTTATTCAATAAAAAAATTGGTCATAGCAATTATCTTTATTATATCACTATGTTTATCAATAAAAAAATTGATCGCAACAATATTATTATTAAGTCATTTTATTCCTTAATAAAAAAATTGAAAATTAATATATATAAACATATTACAATTATATATCTTAATGTCTAAATCACGTTCTACCCATGTTAAGAAACATATTCAAAATAAAAATATGTCTCGACCGTTAATTCTTAAGACCGAAAAGGAAGACCAGTACAAAGAGTACTATGCTATCATTTCCGGCGAATGCGGCGATTGCCGTTTCAAATTTGAGGAAGTGAATGAAGGATTCACTGGAGTTGCTAAAGCCCTAAAGGCAATCGCTAAGAAGAACATTTTTAGGGTCGGAGACCTAATTCTTGTTCAATTTGATTGTATGACAAAAATGTACTTTGCTATTCAGAAATACTCACCAGACCATATTCAGGAGTTGAAGAAAGGACATCATCTCGATCGAGCAAATAAAGAAACATCTAATGTTATTATTGCAGGTGATGTAATTGAAAATCCTACTGATATGATGGATGAACCTATCGATATCGATGCAATCTAATGCTTTCGAAGAGTCTCATTGAGTGCACTAAATCGGTCAACGAGATGTTGAGTTAATTTATTATCATTGCGACTTGTCATATTAATATTTGAACTTAGTTTTTTATTAATACCAATTTTTTCCATGTATTCAACACGTTTTTCATTTATTTTGGTAGAATAATTTCTAATATATTCACTAAATTTCCCTTCTATATTTCCAATTCGTGATATTAATTTATCTACTAACAGTTTAGAATCAACATTCATATTCTTTAATTTTGTTTCAACCCACCATAAACACCACGCTAAACAAAATCCGCCAAAATCACCTGATTTTTTATTTATAAGATTATTCTCATCAGATATTGTTTGAAATCCTGCAAATGGTAAATAATCTTTTGGACCTTTATATTTCATTCCAGTTGACCACGTTAATTCTTCTTCCAGCACTTCATCAATCATACTATCTATTATACTAGTATTACCATAAGGTTCAAATCTTTCAATGGTCATATTTTTAAAATCATATACTAATACATTCGCGTGTAACATTTTATCATATACTAAACTTAAAAATACAATAGCGAATCTTTTCTTACCTTCTCGTCTATTACTATTTATTATATTATTCAAATATGGGTGAATATAATAAGATGTTGGAGAATAATAATTTATAATCCATGGGAAAACAGGTACTTTTGATATAATATCATCCGAAAAAGGGAAGCTATCATCAAATGTTAAATCTTCTAACAAGTAAGATGGTACATTAGGAATTAATAATTCATTATAAGTATCAGCCAAATACAAAGTAAAAATTCCCACATCAGTAAATTTTGCTTGAAATAATGTTCCATATGAATAATCATATTTATCTATAATAATATTATTTGTATCCTCAATATATTCTGGTAAAGTTTTATATAATTCTAACCATTTTTTATTTTCACTTTTAAATTCCATATTTTTTCTTATTTTAATTTTATTTTTAATTAATATGGGTGAATATATATCATAATCTAAAAATAATAACATGTGAAATGGAGATACCTTATTTATATTCATTTGATTCCAACTTATTGAATCACAACGATTTAATATCTCCATATCAACCATTAGATTAACATCTGAAATTTTTGACATTTGATTCCTATTAATTCTTGCAAATAACATAGTTAATAATATATTATCCATATATTTATTAATAGTATGAAAAATATCATCTCCTTTTAGGCTTCCTAATATTTTTTTTGTATATATATTTCTATTATTAAGAATATCACTAGTAACAGCTTTTGATAATGGGCTATGTGTTTTAATAAAAGTATAATAAAATGTATCTATGTTTCTACTTAATAGATAATCTGTTAACATACTATCATCCTTCTCTATAGATGATAATATTAATCCTTCACCCATTTCATTTTTAACATTTATTTCATCATCTGTAAATTTATCTAATAATTTAATTTTTTGTTCTATTTTAAGATTCATATTGTTAATAATAGCAAATAAATATTGAGTATTTTGTTCAGGTCTTAATTTATAAAGTTTTATAAATTCTAATAAATCAGCTGATTTCAGGTTTGTTAATATACCTTTTAATACCTGATTATGTATAGCAGTACCATCCTCTATTAAATCAATCCAATTTAAATCAGGAAAATTACGTATAACTTTAGTTATTTCTTCAAATGGAATATAATTTGCAAATGTTTCTCTATCACTATTTCTATTATAAATATAATCTGGATATGTATTAATTAGATAGGCCAAAATATCATAATTATATTCTTTTGCTGCAATATGAAAACCATTTAAGTTATCATTATTTTCAATATAAACAGGAAATCGTATTAATTTTAATCCATCAAGATTTCCTAATTGTATCAAATAATGGAATAAATAATTATTTTGAAATATAGGTTTATTAATATCAAACTCTTCTAGTTGTGATTTATTTTTAATTGTTATAATTTTTTTAAAATCGATTTTCATTCTTAATTATATATAGGTAAGATATATTATATCTTATATTATAATGCAAAGATATTTAGGTAAATTACCACCAGCATCCAGCTTGGCAAAAACAGAAAACGGCTTACCTTGTTGTAGATGGTGTAATGGCGAGGTGAAACCTCCTAAAAGAACTCTATGTAGTACCAATTGTGCACATGAACTTAAATTAAGAATTAGCGGTCGCTATTTAAGAGATTGTGTTTATAAACGTGACAAAGGAGTATGTAATATATGTAATACAGATACCAAATTGATTGCATATCAAGCAAATATGTTGAATGGAAATGAAAGAGAAATGTATTTGAAAGACCATTCTATTTCATTGAAACGAAAAATATGGATAAAAAAACATGGTGGTGGATTATGGGATGCTGATCATATTGTTCCAGTTAAAGATGGAGGTGGTTTATGTGGATTAGAAAATATGAGAACTTTGTGCATACTGTGTCATAAAAAAATTACATTTAATAAAAAGAATTAAATTAATTTCAGTCTTATAATAATGAAATTACTACATATCATATTATTACTATCAGTAATAATCTTTTTATTTTATATAATGAGGGAAAAACGAACTAATAAAATGTCAAACACTGTCAATAATATGTGTATGATTGACCAAGTTTATTATTATAAGAATGTATTGACAAAAGATGATTACAATAAAATATATAATGAATGTATTACATTAAATCCACAATTAATGGAAGAAGAGATGCAAGATGATCAACTAGCTAAAAGAAGAATATTAAATGTATCTCAGGATTCTATTATATATGATATCTTTTATGGCCACCAATTTATTAATTTTTTAAATAATAAACTAAATATGAAATTAAAACCTTCTAAATTACTACCTATTGATTATCGTATTTATGAATTGGGAGGTAGAATGAAATGGCATCGAGATGTAATAATAGCTGAGAATGAAAAATGTCCACAAATAGAAATCGTTTTCACTTTAGAAAATACATCGGACTCACATACCATATGGAAAGAAGAAAATACAGATGTTATTCATAAAATTAGAACAGAGCCTAACTCTATTTTAATTACACAAGGAAACTCTGCTTATCATAAAGTGCTACCTGTAACATCAGGACAAAGACGTATTATTAAAATAGCATATGAAGTAATCTAATAATATGAACATATGGGTCACGCAATCCTCTTATATTATCTTTAGATAATCTAAAAAGATGGGTCACGCAATCCTCTTATATTATCTTTAGATAATCTAAAAAGATTGATAATTAGTATTATTATATATATAGAAACATAATTTAATGGAGAATCAATCTACTATTAAATTAGGTGTTAGTAAATATAAGAATATAATGGGTATTACTTGTTATATGAATTCTATTTTACATATTTTACAACAAACCCCTCTATTTATTCATTATATTTCTCAATTTAAATTCAGGGATGTTCTATTACAAAAAGTAGAACTAATCGCAAGTAAAAATCCAGATGAAAATAAAGAAGATATTGTTAAAACATTTGTTATCTTTGAACTATTTAGACTGTTTAAGGTTAGTCTTGAAAATGATGATACATCAATCACACCCACAAGTTTCAAAACTATTATTGGTAAAAAGAATGATATGTGGGATGAAATGAATCATCAGGATTCTCAAGAGTTTCTTAATTTCCTAATTTCTCAATTGGAAGAAGAAGTTGGAGAAAAAGTTACTTTTATTCCTGGATGCTTTTCATCAGAGATGCTCTCATCAGAAGCACCTTCGTCGGAAAAGTTAGATTTTAATGCAATAATCGCTATGAAAGCTTGGGAAACATTTCAATCAAAAGAATATTCTCCATTAAAAAATATGTTTAATGGTATGATTGAGAGTAATCGAAGATGTTCTTATTGTAATTCAAATAATTATTTATTCGAACCATTTGTTACTCTCGCCTTATCCATTCCAATTAAAAATAATAGTGATATGAAAAAAGAGTTTAGTATTTATGAATGTTTGGACCATATGATTCAGGAACAACAATTAGACAGTAGTAATATGGTTACTTGTGATATGTGTGGAATTAAAAATCAAGGTTATAATAAAACATTATTGTGGCAAACACCTAAAATATTAGTTGTTCATATTAAACGTTTTATGACTAATTCATTTGGTATTCCAACCCAAAAATTAAATAATAATATTGAATATCCTATTCAAAATCTAGATTTATCAAAATATTTTAATCCACATAGTCCTCATAAAGAAAGTTCTAAATATGATTTACTCGGTGTTAACTTACATCAAGCTTTTGGCTATGGAATGAATATTAATCAAGGACATTATACTTCCTTCGTTAAAAATATGATGGATAATAATTGGTATTATTATAATGATGCAAATCCCGTTGAGAGAGTACCTAATAGTAAAAGTTTACAACATCAGAATGCATATCTTCTATTTTACTATCGACATGATTAGAATTAAATTACTACTAATAAATAATTCTTTATTTTAATTACACGATAATTATAATTCTGAAATTCATCCAAATCATAATTATTAGGTAATTTAAAAATATTTAATTTATTTAGGTGTATGATTTCTACTAAATTTTTCCCATCAAATTTAATACGTAAGTTTGATATTGTTTTATAATCTGGACCACCCCATGGGGGATCATAGAAATAAACATCTGCCTCTTTATCCAAATAATCAATACAATTTCCTTGTATTAATTCAACATTCATTTTATCATATATTGTCAAATTATGTTTTATTATATCATATCTATTTTTATTTAATTCAATACAAATAACTTTATCAAATTGATTTGCAAATGCAATTGTATTGCCACCAATTCCACCAGTTCCATCAAATATTGTTAAATTGTTTGTATTCATCTCTCTTAATATAATATCACATATCATATCAGCTTCTTTTGGTAATGTGATTGACCATAACCCTTCGTTATCATATTTCAATAAATAACCTTTATCATTATACGGAAAAATTTTATTTATTATGTTATTGTCCATAATTATATAATAAATAAAATTTTGTTTTTATATTACTTGCATGTTAAAATTGTTGATATTATATCTATCTCATCATTTGAAAGATTTTCGAATAATTTGTTGTTTTCAATCGTAGCATTAAGAGGAATACCAATATCATAAAAACATAAATTAATATCTAATACAACCCAATAATTATTACTCTCATCATTATCATAATTTACAGCTTGTAATATATTATTATTATTAGTAATATATTGTCTAGTCGTACTATTTTTTTTAACAACATCAATAAAAGTCGCCAAATTAGTTAATTGTGTGGTATCCAAATCAAATTCTTGGTCAACTAATGTACCAAATGATGCTACTTCTGTAGTTGTTAGTTTAATATTTAGTCTCATTATGGTATGATAATAATAATATTTTAAATCATTTCATATTATTGGGTCGCACGAAACTTGGGAAATTATAAAATTGGGTCAAGCAAATTATAAAATTTGAAACAATAATATATAAAATAATATATACATTGCTATATAATGACATCTATTAATAGTACGATTGTTAATGAATTTAATATTATGGTTGAAATGATAAGAATGGATATTGATAATGCGAAACAAAATAAGGATATGAAACTCGCAACTGCAAATGGTTTTAGGTTAAGACAATTTAATAATGCAATTGCAACTATTAAAAATTATCCAGAGAAAATTACTCTTGATAATATAGATGAATTTAAAGAGTTACCTGGTATAGGCAAAGGAACTATTGATAGAATTATTGAAATTATTAAAACCAACAAATTGTCTGAATTAGATGAATATAAGAAAACTCAAAAAAATAAATCACCTGCAGAAAAAAAACAAGATGAATTGGAAGCTAAAACGCTTGAAGAATTAGAATCTATTGTAGGAGTTGGTCGTTCTCATGCACTAGAATTAATACGTATGGGAGTTACATCAGTTGATGATTTAAGAAAGAAAATTGCTAAAGGAGAGATTGAAGTGAATGAAAAGATTATGTTAGGTATTAAATATTTTGGTAAATTTCAAGGAAATATTCCAAGAGAAGAAATCACAAAAATCAATAAGATTATTTCTAAGATTATTGATAAACTAAATAAGAAATTTAAATTAGATGATATGAATAAATATGTTTATGAAATTTGTGGTTCTTATCGTCGTGAGAAACCAACTAGTGGTGATATTGATGTATTAGTTAGTAAAATGACACCTACAAGTGGTACTCATCTTGATAATGTTATTCAAGAATTAAAAAAACCTATTAAAGAAAATAATATGAAACCTCTTATTATTGATGATATAACTTCTAATTATGAAACAAAATATATGGGATTTGCACAATATAAAGATAATCCTCCTCGTCGTATTGATATTCGTTATATTGAATGGCCTTCATATTATTCAGCACTATTATATTTCACTGGTTCTGCAGAACTTAATAAGAAAATGAGAGTAATAGCAAAAAAGATGGGTTATAAATTATCTGAATATGGATTAACTTCTCTTAAAGATAATACGATAGTACCAATTCAATCAGAATATGATGTGTTTAAAATTCTTAAAATTGAATATTTACCTCCTAGATTACGATAAAAATTAATATGCACAAAACCACATTTAATTCATTAAATTATGGTAAAGCCATAAAAATTGATTTTTTTTATTACTAATACCACTAATAATGTCTTATTATGTACAATCGTACTCCTTATGTTTTCACTTCTTACGACCCTAGTAATAGGGAACCTATCTCAACTGTCGCAGTTGGATATACATTTACACTTGACAAGTCAGATAAAAGTAATTGGATACCTGTCTCAAAAACTATCCGAAAACACATGACTAAAAATGAAGCCAATCCTTGGTTGGCTCTTATAGAACAAACCGGTACAGGGTTCATTACAAATTTAATCAAGAATTTGACATTATCTGATATCATTGAACTGATGATAACATCTCGTCGTCTTGAAGAAATCCTTCGTCATTATATCTATTATAATGATGTCACTGAATTATCAACACGAATTACAGACATTAAAAAGTTCTTCAAGAAAATGCCTCGTGCAAAATATTGTAACTATAGCGGGTTATATTACAAAACTCGTTATAATAGAATTCTTGAAAGAATACCATCACGTATTTTTGAAGGAAGGAATCTTATATCACTTGATCTATCTGATCGTGATTTATATGGATTCAATCCGGAAAATTTAAGAGGAATCAAACATTTATATTTGAATCGTTGTACTAACGTCACAAATGATTTGTTCTGTTGTCTTCAAGGTATTAAAACTTTAGAATTCAAAGAAGTTAAATATCCTAATATTAACAGTGAAGCATTCGCATACCTTGTAGGAATTGAACATTTAAGTTTGGCCAATACATTTCTTGGTTGTAACGATGAAAACTTTAATACTACTCGCAATATAGCATTTTCTTTTTTACAAGGAATTAAGAGTCTCGATGTTACAGATATTGAAGTTGATGATAATTGTCTTAGATATCTTGATGGAATCGAAAAACTCAATATATCTGATTGCACAGAAATCACTGATATTGGAATTGAATATATCACTCGCAGCGGTTGTCTTAAAGAATTGATTATGATTAATTGTTCACAAGACACTATTACAGCGGCTTCTCACGAAAGACTTAAGAACATCCCAGTTTTGGATATGGAATGCTGTATTAACAATACTGAAGTTTGTACAATTTGTCAACGTATACGTCGCATAGATAAAATTCAGGAACACCTTGAAACTGAGTGTAATGAGATTTGTACTTTCTGTGACGAAAGTTACGATGTTAGACAAAAAGATATTCATTTGAATTATTATTGTACAATGAACTTTTTAAAATGCAATGATTGTCACGTCACCATTTTACAAAAGAATCAAAAACGTCATAATCGACGCTGTTCAATGAAAATGATTACTTGTACTTGGTGTTCTGATACTACCAAATTTGCCAAGAAAGACTGGAAAATTCATGTTAATATGAATTATGAAGATCATGAACTTAATATGAGTCTGTTTATTAAATCGTTTCCGTTCATAATAATTGACCTTCAGCATACAAATGAAATGAATAAAAAACAACTCCTCGAATATGTAAATTGTTCGGAACATAAATACATAAATGATAAATATAATTTTGAGATTATGCGACAAGAACAACATAGAACATTAATGTGTTATATTATCTCTATTAACCGAGGTAATAACATAAGAAAATTATTAATTCAGTGCACTATGATGAAGGAGTTGCATAAAATGTGTCTTAAACAAAAACACAAACTGAAAGATATGCTTGAAATGAATGAGTACGAAAATGCATATCAACGCGATGAATATGAATCTCAACTTGATGAATATGAATCTTATCGTGATGAATTTCGTCGTGATATGAGAAATGATATGTAAAATTACTTATTTTTTACCACGTTTTTGTTTTCAAACAAAAAGGATGCTAAGAAATAAGCAAAGCTTTAATTACTTATTTTTTACCACGTGACATTGTTCCCATTCATTTTCTGGTATGTAGAGACATTTGGTACGTAGTTCAGTTTCCATATGACCAATCACAAAACTTAATGTATTGATTGTTTTAAGGATTTCTTTATTATGTGATATCCATTTATCATTTTCATTCTTTTGTGTTATGTATTCTAATAAAATTTTTAAATCTGCAGATACCATATTATGAACATAATGGTCTTGATAACATAAATTTTTAGTTTTAAAATTATAATTATAGGTGCAATTATCTTGATAAGAACAAAATTTATAAGAACATCTTACAATTGGAACATTTTCAGTATATTGAACCTTATCATGTTGAATTTCTTTTTGACTAATTCGTACTCGTAATGTTTCACTCAAGGATAATAATAAATGGAGACAATCTACAAAAAATTTATATTCTAAATTCTTATTTTGTAATGTATATTTTGTAATCAATTTAATAATATCTAACTCTTTTTGAATTATATATAAACTGGATTTCATTTTAATATCATCAATCATCATATTATTTGAACATAAATCTTGTATCTCCTTTAGTTTATTTTTATAATCATTCTCAATTTGATTAATTTTATTTTCAACATTCTTATCATCTATCTTATTTGATAACTTATTAACAAATTCTTTTATATTTGGTTGTTTACAATTTAATTGTAAACCATATGTTTTATACCAGTTTAATTCTTCCATTAATATGATAAATTATAAATTGTCTTTATATAAAGATTTTTCTCATTATATATAATTAATGGATACTAAAAGTAAAAAAATCACTCGTGATAATTATAATAGACCTAAAAAAACTTATCAAGAAACATTAAGTAATACAGAAATCAAAGAAAAATTAAAAGACTATAAGAGAGTATCTAATATTAGAAATGTCTCTATTGGGTCCCATATTCGTTATTTTACTATAGACCCTCAAACAGGTGGTAAACAATTTAGATTAGGAGGTAATTTAAACAAGGTTGACCCAGAAGGTAGATATGTAATATTATCAAATGGAACTATTAATTGGTCAGTTCAAATACCAGATACAATTTTCTTTCAAAAGATGACTGAAGATGAATATAAGGAAGAACTAAAGAAAGAATTGAAGAAAGAAATACAGACTGAGTCTAATGTTGATGAAGATGATTTTAATAAATTAAAAAAAATGTTTACAAATTTATCAAAGAAATATGAAGATTTAGAATCAGACTATAAAGATGTGATGAAAAAAAATACTGCTCTAACTTCTCAATTAAAAAGTATAGAAAAAGAAATTATCAAACAAAAAAGTAAAAAATAAATACTATAATTATAAAATTTTTTCTTAAATAGGTTATATATGCCAAAACAAAACCATTTAATTGGAGGAAAGAAATCTTCAAATAAATCTTCTAAAAAAAATTCTAGTTTTACAGGTAAAAGATATATTAGTAATGAAAAAACTAAAAAAGAATCTAAATATGAAAGTGAAACAGAAGGTAATACTACATCTGAAATGAAGAAAATATTAGATATCAATGATAATAACTCTTTCCGTGGTAGTGATCGTTCACACATGCAACCTCAAATGCAGCAACAAATGCCAATGCAACAACAAATGCCAATGCCAATGATGGATATGCCAATGCAACAGCAAATGCCAATGATGCAACAACAAATGCCAATGATGCAACAACAAATGCCAATGATGGGTATGAATGATATGGATACTTTAATGGCTAATACAATGGCTCCAGTTAATAATATGGGTGCCCTTGGTAATTTAAGTAAATTAAATCAAATGAGTGGATTCAATCCAATGGCTGGTTTATCACAATTACCTCAATATTCTGAATTAGAACCTTACAATACACCAGCCCAAGGTATGATGGGTATGCCAGCACAACAACAAATGGGTGCACCTATGAATGGATTAAAGAACTTATCTCAATTAGGAAGAATGTTCTAAAAAATTAATAAAAATTGATTATTAGTAATTATATTATTATATGATTACTATTAATGTCTATTACAACAAATCGCTTGATGAAAGAATTAAATAAATTATCTTCTGCTAAGGATGATGTTATTGAAGTGGTGGAAGATATAAGTACTAATAATTTTAAAGCAACTTCGCAGATTATTATTGAGATACCCACTGATATTATGGAGTGGAAACTTAAAATTAAAGGACCCTCTGATTCACCCTACGATAAAGGTGTATTTGATATGTTATTACGATTTAATTCCGACTATCCATTTAAACCACCGTCATTAAAATTTATGAAAGCAATCTATCATCCAAATATTTATCGTGATGGTAAAATTTGTATTGATATTCTTCAACCGAATGATTGGGTCTCTACACAAACAGTTAGAACAATTATGCTTTCTATTATTTCTCTTTTATGTGACCCTAATCCTGCTTCTCCTGCAAATCGCGAAGCAGCAGAATTATATGTGAAAGATAGGGATGCATATAATAAGAAGGTTATTGAATCGATTGCGAACCTAATCATTTAACAAGTGTGATTTAATTATTTTAATTTCATCCTTATTATTATAAATAACAATCTTTAAGTCTTTCTTCTTTTTATCTTCATATGATTCTGAATCCATTTTTGTAATAAATGATTGAATAGCACTTTGCATTCTACCACTTATCATATCACCATATTTATCAAAAAATTCATTTATATCATACATTCTCTCAGATATTATTTCAGTTAATAATTCTTCTTTTGTAATTGCCTCAAACTTTTTTAAAGAATCATTATATCGATATGCGATATCATTTTGAAGATTAGTAATAACTATATTTTTAAACTGCGGATATTTAGGATTAAAATGCGCATATTTAACAAGATAATCTAAACAGTGATATCCATTATTAAGAATATTAATTTGTTCTTGTTTACTAAAAACATCATATAATTTCTCTTTACCTAACTGTATTATCATATTATTATTTATTGTTGTATTATTACTGTTTATATTACTAATATTATTATTTAATTGTTTATTTATTTTATGTAGTGTCTTTGGATGAATTTTACAACTTTTATTTATAATATCAACCATTTGTTTCTTAAATTCTTCAAACTTATTTTCTAATATCTTGTTATCAAGTTCTTTTTTCTTTAGTTCATCTTTTAATTGTGTGATATCTTCTTCTTTACATAATTTTTCGTGGGACCATTTTGTTTTTCTATTATTAAAAATTTTATTACATTTTTTACAAATATATTTTTTATCAAACATTTTTGTACATTTTACTACATTTTTATCAGACGTTTTCAGACTATTATCAGACATTTTTGTACATTTTAATACATTAGTCTCAGACTTTTTCAGACAATTGTCTTGTTCAAGTTTATGATATTTATTATTGTGATTCCATAGAGATTGGCGTGAACTATATGTTTTGTTGCATAAATCACATCGATGGCCTTTTATATATGTACACTCCATTATACTATTAGATATTTTATTCTTTAATTATATTATTTTTATGTACACTTTTTTACTGTACACTTTATACATATGCGAGAGAGAGAGGAGGAAATAATTTTTTCTTAGAAAAATTTATAAACATTATTATTACTATTATAGTATCATATTATTAATGGAACAATACAATGTAATTAATAATATGGATGAAGTTTTAGAATTCTATAATAATATTGGTAATAAGAAGCAATTTAATGTTTTGTATACTATGTATCTAAATTTATTGGAATCTCATAAATTAAAAAACTATCATAGTAATATAATTTATGATACAGAATTATATAGTACCCTTACAATGTCTCTTATTGCTTGTCTTAAAACATTTTCATATACGAATAATAAAAAAATATTAGTACGTATTATCAAGTATCATGAAACTCATTCTGTGTTTGATGAACCTGAGCGAGCAAATTTGGAATTTGATTTCACTCGTAGTGATTAACTAGTAGTTACTAACTTTTATTTAAAAAAATTGATATTATTAATGGCAGGCTACTCAGTGATTAAGAATCTTGAAAATATTCAAGAGTTGGTTGATAATATTGGCTCTTCTAAACATTTCAATACATTATATAGTATGTATATGAATGTATTAAAGGGTAACAAATTATCTAACTATTATAGTTTTATGGTTGAGCAGACAGAGCTATGTGGGACTCTTACAATTGGACTCGTTGCGTGTATTAAAACATTTCCTAATACTACTGATAGAAATATAATGGTTCAACAATATGTTGAGAATGTCCTTGATACGATTAATAAAACAAAATTTGAATACCGTAATTATACAAAATGGAGTGATTATATTGATATGTTTGTAAATTTCTTCAAAAATGAGGAGATACCTGTAAATTATGAGATAGATATGATTAATACTTTTTCAGACGATGATACATATTATGGGGCACAAGAAAAAATGGATAAACTATTGAATCCTCACTGTTTTACTGGGTATCACTTGGAATATGTTAATTTGATGACATTATGTTATTATCCTTTTCTAAAGCTTGTGCAAACAATGTCAAATCCCCAATCACGAAAGCAACTAATTGTTAGATTTCTTACTAACCTGATTAAGATTCATAAAGATGGTAATATTCATAAGATGTATGATAGGCCATATGATGCAACTATTGTATATGATTTTACTAAATCTGATTAATTTATATACAAATGCGTATTAATTAGTTTGTTGTTATGTAATAATTCTTTACTAATTAAAAAATTAATCGCAGCAATTAATTCGTAAGATACGTGCCAGTGCACGCCGTGCCAGTACACGCAAAAAATTGAAATATTATACATTTATCTACTTATAATATTTCAATTTTTATGTCTACTACTAAAGTTGAACCCTGTTTTTTTTGCTCGACCCAAATCAATGGGTCGCCGACGAATCTTCGCATTTCTTTGGTGAAACATATGATTTACAAAAAGATGTATAAGGAAAACAAGAATATACAAACTGAAATTCTTAACAATAACCATATTTTCAATGAAGATAAATACTTTACTGAGAAATGGAAGAAACTCTCTTACTAGGGACTCGCATCAAATTCTTGTTTTAATCATATAATTTGAATTCTGGAATATTAATTACGTCGCCAATAATATAAATCTCATTATCTAATTTAATGAAATTATCATTTGCATCTTTTTCTACTCTTCCTACTGGGAAATTCAACTCTAAATCATATACTACACCTGAATCCTCATTAAACCAATAATAATGTTCTTGTGAATATGAATTTTCATCAACTTTCTTTACTGCTTTTATCTTTAATACCTTGATCTTAATTCTATTGGATTCTTTTGAATTCATACCATTATCTATCTTCATATCATTATCTATATTATTCATAAAAGCAGGTCCAATCGGTTCCTCAAATAATGCATCCTCATTGAATTGAAAACATTTATATTTACTACCCATCATATTATGCGCCTTGAATAATTCACAATCAACTGCCGCCTCTTTAACTGCATCAATAAATGAAAGCAACAAGTTGTTCTTCTTACGCGATATATCTTCCATCTTTTCATCAGTAGTTATCTTTTTATTATTACGAACCATCTTATATCTAAATACATCTACCTTACGTTCTTCTTGTGGCAAATCTTTATGTTGACAGAAACGTAGCGCTCGACCAATAACTTGTTCAATACGAACTTCGTTCCAATAAGGTTCAACGATATGAACTTGTCTAACATTATTCAAGTTAATACCTTCTGTTCCTGCTGGAGAAATCATAATAATCTTACAATATTTACCATATTTATTATCACTCTTGTTAAAAATTTCTTTATTAATCTTACGGATATCTCTCTCTACTCCACCATGAAATTCACAATATCTTAAACCATCTTTTTCTAATTTCTTCTCAGGTTGGAGGTCATCTTTATTAAATTCTTTATCATCATCAATACTAAGAAAACCAAAGAAACTTAAATAAACCTTTAATAATTGTAATCCCTCCATTTCTACATAGTTGGAATAAATCATAACTGTACCCTTTGTTTTTAATATATTAAAGATAATTCTAATAAATTTGGGACTGCACATATTCATATTAGTTAATAAGGTACTCTTCTTTTTTTCTTTTTCCATAAAATCACTAAAACTACCATCATAATCTGTTCTAAACTTTTTAACATCATCCATAATTGTATATTTATTTTCTTTATCAACTCGCAATGCCTCTTTGAGATAATCAATGAATGCGTTTACAAAAGTACGAGTAGTTTTCACATATTCCATTATTTCTGCTTTACTTTTAGTTAATTCTTTCTTCTTTTCTAAATTCTTACCTTCTGTAATAACAACTGCATCAGTTTCTTTGATTCTGAAATGACTTGGACGTGGACGTTTCTCACCATTTATTTTTTCATCAATATTAGGGAAAACAAAATTACATGATTGTCTGGTATATGATGCATAGGTTGACATTTGGTCGCCTACTTTACCACGAGACATTTTAAGTCTTAATTTTTCTTTTTGTTCTTCTATTTCTTCATAATATTTATAAATTTCTTCATGATATTTCTCCATAGGAATATTAACATAATGAACTGTTTTAGAAGCGAATTTATCAGGAGTCGCGCCAATGTAATATGATACTAATCCTAGAATACGACGTTGAAACATATTCTTAGCATTCTCATTTAATGATGCAAAGTTTGCAGATGAAATAAATAACTGTTGGAAAATACTTTCAGATGTGGGGAATGATCCAGGTCTCAATAAATTAAAAATAAGAGCAAACTCAAATGGCTTATTGACAGCAGGGGTAGCTGATAATAAGACGATACGTGTATTAGAATTATCTTTCTTTTCTTGTTGAATGTAATCATATATGGTTTGTGCACGTTTACCTTTCTTACCAGAAACATTGTTATACACATTATTCATAAAACGGTGCGCTTCATCAATAATAAATACTGATGTTTTATTAGAATCTGCTTTCTTTACTTTTTCTAGGAAATCACGATCTGCAATAGGCGAATCATAATGAATAAAAATTATATTCTTAAAACGTTCTTCATATTCTGTTTTTGATATAAATGCCTTGATATCTTTTAACCATGGGTCATCATGTAATGATGCAGGTATGATTAAGAATATATTCCATTTAGGGGTGTAATTAAATAATACGTTATAAATATTGATAGCAGTATATGTTTTACCGGCACCGACACCATGATAAACTAGGATATCTTTGAAAGGTGATGTATAATTTAAAAACTGTCCTACAAATTCTTGATATTTTGTAATACCAAAGTCTCTCTTTTCATTACAAGGGTCTTCTCCTTCTTTTCTAATGATTTCTGGTAATATATATTTCTTAAAATTTTTCATAATCCAAGATGGAAATATTCTACCATTTTGTTCTAAATTAATATTTGACATTATAATTAATTTAGATAAAAAAATATTGATTAAATATTAGGTTACAAAAAATGATTTCTTATTAATGCTTATTGAATTGAAGGATATGATTTTATTTGTAATTTATGATGATATTGAGGAGATTCAGGAGTTACAATCATTCGCAGATAAATATGAGGGGAAGATTAGTGGACGATATGGTCTTAATTTTCCCTTTCACGTAATTAAAACTACTAAAAAGCCAACTAAATTCATTTCCAAGATTCTTAAATACAAGGCAGAATATCTGATAGCTTATAAGAAAGGTGATGTCATTACAAAGAAACACGAAATGCAACACGCAAAATATTATATTGATAGCGAGTATCGTGAGAGTATTAAAAAAATGTGGGATTCATTTGATAGTAAATATAAATCAAATGTTATCTCAATGTTGGGGAAAATGGGTTACCCCGAACACGTTATGCTTGATGAATTCCAAGCCTATTATTATACTGAGAAAACTAATTTTTTTGGGAAACAATAGGCTGATTAGTTGGTATAATAACACGTCTTAATTCAGATTCTGAATATATTGTAGTTATTTTATTGGTTGAATCTGTTTCAACAATATCTACTATCTCCCATATATAGCACAATTCATATCGCCCCATAATATTTATGTAAATATTATGTATATTGCTTGTATGAGCCTGATTTTTTGGAAGACATTTAAGATATATTGCATATACAATTCCAACATTTTTATTTAATTGAGAATAAATACTATTTAATATAGTATGCATATTACCACTATCATCTCTCTTCACTAAAGGGAATGTATTAAAAATGAAACTAAAAAAGTTATCTAAATGGGGAATAATTTCATTCATAGAATTGTTTTTCTTATATGTAAAAAAGTTTTTATAAGACAAGAGGGCGACCCATTGTTCTATAAGAGCTATTCCAATTGATGTTTTATAAAAATTAGCATCTTTCATAACCCCGGGATTTTCATAAAAGAAATCTTTTATCATATTACACCAATCACTATTATCCATATATTGATGTAATCTATTATGTTGCATTGTATTATCCTCACTAAATAAAATATGTATGATTCTTAATAAACAAACTTCAAAACTATTGTTCATATATATTATTGGTTCTAATAAAAGGTTCTCTTTTGCTTCAATAATATGATCGTTATCTTTATCACTGGTTGATATTGAACTGGTTGACGAATCAGTTTCAGACATTTACTTTGATAAATATATATCTCTTTATATATAATGCCTGAAATAGTTGAAGTGAGAAAATATGTTGCTTTTATTAGGAAACATACACATAATAATATGGTAAAAGAAATTAATATAATTAATGGTCGTTATAAGAAACACGGTCCTTTTGAGGGATATAAAAAATATGTAAAAGAGTTGCCCTTGAAGATTAAGGAGGTAAATTCAAAAGGTAAGTTCATTTATTTTATTTTTGAGAATGATATGGTTCTATTTAATACTCTTGGATTATCAGGAGGTTGGGTTTATTCTAAATCATCAATTAATTCGCATCCTAGTTTTGTTCATCCAAAAATAGGAGAATTTCTAAACACTAATGATGTTGAAAAATATCACGCTACTTCTCTTAAACATTGTAATGTTGAATTTAAATTGAATGAGGGTTATTTATATTTCTTCGATACATTATCATATGGTACTATGAAATTAACTACAATTGAAGATTTAGAAAAGAAGCTAAAAAAAATAGGCCCTGATTTGCTACATTTAGATACCACGCTAGAAATTTTCAGCCAACAATTAAAAACTAAAAAAAATTTAGGAAAGAAAATTGGAATAGTTTTAATGGACCAAAAAACAATCTCAGGGATTGGCAATTATCTACGAGCCGATTGTCTATGGTTAGCTAAAATATCACCTCATCGCCTGATTAAAAATATGGATGACACAAAAATAAAAGAACTATATCATAGTATTCAAAAATTAATATGGTCAGATTATGATTATAAATATGCAGTAAAGCATAAAATAATTGGTAAGAAATTCAAACGTCCGTCTGATTACGGTAGAGATTTTTATATTTATTGGGAAGAAGAAGATATACATGGTAATAAGGTTAAAACTGAAGAACTGTACGAGGGGTCACAAAAGAGAACTATCTTTTGGGTTCCAAGTTATCAGAAATAACTTTTTATAAAAAAATTATAAAACAAGAATTTTAATGAAATTTTGACAAGTTAAAAAAAAGTTGGTTGAAAATACTCCTCTCTCTCTCCCATCAAAATAAAAGTTATATAACTTATATAACTTTTATATAAATCATTTAAGAATATAATTTCTAAAAGTTATATATAACTAAAAAAGTTTTATGGAGTATAGATGCAAAATATGCAATAAAGAGTATTCATCGTATCAGAGCCTATGGATACACAACAAGAGATATCATACAACTGATGACACTCGATGTCATCCTAATAGCACAAATTCAGCACCCGATAGCACAAATTCAGCACCCGATAGCACAATTTTAGCACATAATAGCACAAATTTAGTGCAAAATACTATATTATCTTGTAATTATTGTGGTAAAATATTTTCTAGAAAATATTCTATAAAACGTCATTATAACAGTTGTAAGGAGAAACCAATTAAGGATAATAAAGATCAAGAGATAATATTATTAACAAATGCTCTTACGAAGAAAGAGTCTGAGAATAAACATATTCAAGAACAATTAGATGAAATGAAAAAACAATTATTACAATTACTTGAGAAACAATGTAAAGTGCATCCAAAGACATTTAATAAAATTAATAAACAACTAAATAATAATAACACGCAAATAAATGATAATAAAGTGATTAATAATAATATTATCATCCAATTAGGAAAAGAGAAATTACATGAAGTGTTTTCAAAAGAAGAGCAACTTAAAGTGCTTAATCAGGGATATATGTGTTTAGATTATCTCGTTCAATATGCTCATTTTAATCCTAAATACCCCCAATTTAAAAATATTCTTATTACTAATTTACAAAATAATATTGCATATAAATATAATCTCGTAACAAATAATTTTGATGTAGTTAGGAAGGAAGAATTATTAAATGAAATAATATCAGAAAGAATGTATGATATAAATGAATTCTTTGAAAATTATAAAGACGAAATTACAATCAGAATGCAAAAAGTTATAAATGATTTTATTGCAAAAATGGAATGTGAATCATATGAACAAGACAAGATGAAAGATATTAAAATTATTTTATATAATAACAAAGATAAAATAGTTATAAATAAACATAAAGAAATTGATATATAATTTTTTTTAATTAAAATATATAGTATTATAATGCTTAAATACGCTGTTGAATTTATCGGAACTTTTGTTTTCCTCTCTGCTATCCTTATGTCAACTGCTAAGGGTTCATCAATGGGCTCTATAGCTCCTCTTATTATTGGTATTGCATTGGTTGGCTGCATCGGTGCATTTGGTTCCGTAAGTGGCGGACATTTCAATCCTAGTGTTACTGCAATGTTTTTTGCCAAAGGTGATATAAAACAGGATGATGCAATTGCATACGTTGGTGCTCAAATTGCAGGTGGTTTAGCTGCTTGGAAATTTTTCACCTTAAGTCAAAACAAATCACAAACTGAATAAATTATTTCTAAATAATATATATATATGAACAATTATCAAGACAAATATTTAAAATATAAAAATAAATATTTAAAATTAAAAAACCAAATAGGTGGTGAGGAATTTAATTCAACTGCAGAAGTACTAGCAAAATATCCAGATATAGATAAGTGGGCAAAACAAGAATCAAAAGGCTCAGGTCAATATGAGGTGTGTTATCATAAAAATGATGGTACATATTTACATTGTTGTAGAGTAAGGGGTACTGATAGATGGCATTGTAGCAATAATCCACATGCTTCTCCAAGAAAACAAGAACAAAATAAAATGGTTAATAAGATTGATGAAAATGCACAAAAATGGAAACAGTTTCAAAAGTCTCAAAAACAATAAATTTTACTAAATTAAATGTCCATTCATGGGCTCTATTGCTCCTCTCATCACAATCATAAGATATAAGCAAAGTTTCAAAATTTGACCTTAAGTTTTCGGTTCAAAAGTATTTATATTTCTAGAGGCTAAATTAACATTAGTTGATATAACCACATTTTATATGGTAGATGTTATGATTATTTTTGATATAAATCGTGACAAATTCTAACAAAATAGTCCCTGTTGTAAAATAATTATAGCAATATATTTTATATTGAAAATAAAAAAATTGAATTTATTAATTTTTTTATTTATGTAAATATAATGTATGCAATATCTCAAATCATATAAAATGTCATTTGAAAAACATCCAGACCCAAATCTAATTGATATTTATATTCCATCTAATATCAATAAGGTATTATCTTCAGATGGTAGTAATTATTATTTCAGAGAAAATAATAAGGGAAAATGGATGTTAACTAAAGGTTGGTCTCTTGCAATGAACGAGGTATTATATGGTAATCCAACTTTTGCTAAATATTATATTATCAGCAGAGATGAATATATAAAAAATCATTGTGTATATAAGAAAACACCTATTGGTGAAATACCTATTTATGTGACATATAAATCAAAGTTATAAAATTAGTTCGCTCGCTAAATAAATATATTTAATGAAACTCCTCCAGATTATTATTATTGCGGTGATTGTGGCAATTATTGGTTCTTTTGGGAATATGCAAAATATATTATCGCTGATGCTCTGTGTTCTTACGATTTATATTATCACAATATTTCTTACTATGATGGACATAACATCATATGATGATGACAACATTTATACACGAGACCGTTATCGATGATTTTAAATATATTTTCTTTATTATAATATATGGATGAACAAAAAATAGAAACTTCAAAAATTAATTTAGATATGATTTTCCCAGCTTCATGGACATTTATTAGATGGAATGATATTCCTCAAGGTGATGAAAAAAATAAATATATGATTCAATTATATTATAGAACAAATACAAGAGATAAATGTCTTATATTTAGGAAAAAAACTTTTGATGAATTTAAAGCTCTCATGGAATCTAAAGAAGAGTTATATTTTATAGCAATTGATAAAATACATGGTGTAATAGGTATTATTGAGTGTGAAGCAATAAATGAAGATATAGAAAACCATTTATATATAAATACTATTAAAGATGATAATATTTATTTTATTATGTATACAATATGGTCGTGTGCTTTAACAAGTTCATATGTTAAAGATAATAACATTATAATTAAGTTAAAAGCATCAAAAGAAAATAAAGAATTACATAATTATATTGATATGCAAGATAAACAATATAGTGAATTGATAGACTATTATGAATTATATAAAAATAAAATAAAATCAGGAGTATGTACTGATGTATTAAGTATTGGTAAATTTCTTAAAATTAATTTATTTAGGTGGTTAAATATAAATATAACTGACCCAAGAATAACTAATTTTATGACCTTAGGCTGGTCTATAAATGAGAGAAATCAACTTAATAATGATGGAGTAATGAATACATATGAACAACTTGATAATTTAATAAATATTAAAACTAGGATATCGGCTCAAGAAATATATCCTGATTCTTGGGATAAGACAGCATATGTATTTTGGAATATACCAAGAAAGCAATTAGAAATGCTACTTAACAATTGGGGCAAAGCCCAAACTAATAATGAACCTTATTTACAAAAATATCTAAAATACAAACAAAAATATATTAATCTTAAAAAAAATTATAAGGACGATTCGTCTTCTCTATGATTATTACATACCTAATTGAAATAAGTACTTTTTGTAGATTATATATCTTCAAGAGTGTTAAACTATATTAATTTATTTGTTTGTTCTGCATTTAAGGGGTCCCCTTCATTAATTCTTCCATTTGTTCTTCAGTAAAGGAACTCATCATCACACAATCTAATTGATTCATAAAATCATCAATTGTATATACAGCATTAAAAGTACTAGTTTTTTTAAAATAAGTTTCATTAATATATTCAAACAATGTATTAGGTATTTTATAATTATAAATTCTTTGTAAAAATTTTTGAACTTCTTTTGGAAGCTTCTGTTTACTACCCTTAAGGTTCTTTCTAGCATTAAAGTCCTTAACAATGGTTTTCAATAATCCAGATTTTATAATAATATTTATAATATCTTGCTCATCCATTTGGATAATATATTTTAATATAGCATTATTCTTATATACAATAAGATTAAAATCATTTCCTATAACATTATCTTCATCCCAATTTCCATCTCCTATAAAATATATTTTTTCACTTAACATTAAAAAATTTAAATATTTAGGTATAACTAATATATTTTTATCAATATAACTTTTTAGAAATGTATTATATATATTAAAATGTAACTCATCATAAATATAATATTTATTAGTCAATAATAGTACAAGATTTTTATATTTATACATTTCTATAGATTTATTTAAATATCCAATACTTGCATGACCTAGTGAAAATTTTAAAATGAGTTTTCGATTGTTTATATAGTTTATAGTTATTGTATCAACATCATCAAAATCTATCTTCACTATTCCTGTGGTGGCAGTACTTTGGATAACCCCTTTTACATTTTCTTCAGAATTAAATAGATAATCTAATATAATCAAAACATTTTCAAGAGATGACATTACTTCATAATTCACATGAATATATTTCACTTTTGGTATATTAGAAACAATTGAAGAAAACATATTCTTAATATATTCAGAGTTTTCATTTTCAGATGTTAATTTCATAATTATACATTTTAATTCTAAATTAATGGTAGGATATAAGTTTAATAAGGACATATCATATCCTTTAATAGCAATATTATAAAATAAACATCGTACAAATAATAATAAGGCTGTTTCAACACAATCGGGATAATTATTTCCCTTATAATTACTTGAACCCATATAATAAACAATAGGTAAAGTTGAATTTGAAAAATATTTTTTTAGGGTTTTTAATTCTCGTGTATCATTATAAACCAATTGTGTGGTAATAGGTACTCGTAATAAATTACAAGTTAAATTATACAAATTGATGGGAAATAATTTATTAGATAAACCACCTCTAAAAAGTATTGGGTTATTAATACGTTCTCCAATATAGGATGCAAAAAATAATAAAGATGGTTTTATACCAAGAAATGTATTTAATTCAATATCACGATCAATTATTTTAATAAAAGCTTTTAATTTACTAATTTTATCAAAATCATCATCTAGAATGTTTCTATAGTTTTTAATATCTTGTTGAGATGCTCCTTCTATTTGTATTTGCGTCTTTCTTGCAATAACATTATCGTATAAATTAACTAAATCAGCCATATCTACCGTATCTTGTTTGTTAATATATAACTCCTTAAGTTTCAATTTTATATAGGCATCAGGATAATCATCATATAATATATTAAGAAATTCTACAAGCTTATTTATAAGTATAAATTTTGTTAATATATTTGAATTAGATGACACTCCAATATATTCATCAGTTTCACTAAATACAAAAAAGTGTTTAAATTCAAGATCTATTATTTCACTCTCTTTCTTTCTCTTTTTATCTTTACATATCTCTAAAGTGAAATAATATTTTAATAATTTTCTTAGACTCTCCAATATACCAAAACTATCTTGCATAAATAATATTTCAAATGGAATTGTATTTGTATCATTTATTACTATTGTCTTATCAAGATAATTAAACATATCTATTTTTGAGAATACTTTATCAGTTATTTCATAAGTATGTGTATCTGGATTTAAAATAATATTATCTTGTGTATGATCATATGGTAATATATGCTTAATTGTAATAGGTTCTCCTCGTGGATTATATACTGGTACTTTTCCTCCTTTCAATTCTAAATATTTATTTTTATACTTATAGTATTTTAATTTATAATTAGTATTCATATAATATAAATTATAAAAAATATATTATTATACATATATGTCCTTCTTATCACGATAAGTTGATGCTCTAACTCGCAACATCTCTTTATATTTCTCTTCACCTAATTCTTCTCGTTTCTTCATATTATAATTATTCGCACGTTCTCTAGAAGCTAGTTTCTCAGGAGTATCATCGTGGCATATAATATTATTAGTAGTACGCCATCCGTTTGTTGTTACGACGTCATGAGTTAAAACAGTTGTAAATTTATAAGTCTCATTCAGATAATCTACAAATCGATTTAATTCAGATTGTAAGTCGTAAGAATTAATCCTTGTTTTGTATTGATGTTTCTTGTCATCAATCTTCTTACAAAATTGAATATAATCAGTACCATTTACGTTACATATTGAAAAGTTATTTGGCATATCTGGTTTAGTATCGTTCTCTATTTTAATTAGTTGTTTTATAATATCATTATTATTCCATAATTCTGGATTTTCTATAGTATAATTATTTAAATGTTGTTCAGGGAATTTTTTATTAACAGTTGTTACTAATTTATTTAATTCTTTTTGAATATCCGGAGATGTAATTTTATGTTTGGTTATATTTCTTTTACCATCAGTTGTTTTACTATATTGAATATAAAAATTATCATCTTTCTCTTTATAAATTGAAATATTATTAGGTAAATATGGTTTTTCAATATTTTGCTCGTTTATTTTAATATATTCTTTCACTTTATTATTTTGATGTTTCTCTTTTGTTTTCTCATAATATGTATGATTTTGCTCTTTAATCATAGTTTTATATTGTTTAATTCCTATAGTTTCTTTCATTTTATTTCTATGTTTACTAACTCGTTCTGATGATATATTGTAATGAAAATCTTTAAAATTCTTAATTTTATTTAAATGATTGTATCTTTGTACAGCCCATCTATTATACCAATTGTTAAAAATATCTACACAAGACATAGCTATATCAGGTAGTTTAGTTTTTATTTTATTACATAATACTTCTTTTGATTTAGGATGTGTATACCCAAAATAGACTCCTTTAGGATTATCACTCATAAATAACTCACGAGATAAACCTAATTTTTGTAATGTATTTGAAATGACATGTAATTTATCCATATTACTACAATTTTTATTATGGTATGTTAATAAATATTCACGACATAATTTTGTTATATGCGGGGGTATTTTATAAACGGAATTACCAGATGTATAACCAATAAATTTAAGTTCTTTCAATCTATCGTATTGAATAGATTTTCCATATAAACCTGTTGTAATTATTCCTAATAATTGTTCATTATATTTTTCATAAAATTTGTCCATCACTTCTTTACTAAAAGCTAATTTTACTAATAATTTACCTCCATTATAATTAAATGCAAAAGGTTGTAATCCAACACATGTTGAAAGATTCATAACTTGATTTAATCTATGATTATCAAACCTATCAAATGATGTCCAACCAATATAATTATCACGCGCTTGTAAATTTGCAATATCAGAACTTAAACTCATAATACCAAGATACTTGGATGTATTTAAATCTTTAACTAGAATACATAATGTTCTACCAACCAGACCTTTCTTTGTAAATATATTTAATGATGATACAGTATATCTGTAATAATTCCATATATCATGTTGTTCTTTATTTTCAACAAATTCTAATGCTATCTTAATTTTTTTTAAGTCTTCTATACTTCCCGACCATATTCTTTTATCATAATAATCTTTACTGTGAAGAAATATTGGTTTAATTCTTTTTGGTTCATAATTTATTAAATCATAAAATTCATCTAAAAGTTTCTCTTCTAAATTCTCATCTATATTATTAATATGTACTTTCGCAATATTACTACAATGTTTTAAAAATATATTATCATTTAACACACCTTTCATAAAATTACATGTTGTACAACACGCTACACAATTATCTATAGTATAATCCAACTTAGAATTTTTCCTATCAATACCACCTGCACATTTACCAAGTTTCGTCTTATTTGAAACACCACAATAGAAACATTCTTGTAATATAATGTTATAAAAATCTTTTTCTGATAATATGAATTTTATATTTCGGTCTATTGCTCCATTTTTATAAGTTTCATATTTTGGATTTTTATTAGAACTAAATAATTCATAATTTAGTTTACCATCTATTGATTTATTATAAGTTGCAATATGTTCACATAATTTAATAAAAGTATTTGAATCTAATGTTCCTTTCATAAAATTACATTTCGTGCAACAAGCAACACAATTTGATTTTACATAATCAATATTATTATTCATTCTATCAATTCCATTAACATCATTTTTAACATTACAATAGAAACATTTCTTACTAAATAATTTGATAGCTTCTATCTTAGTAAGATTAAATTTTAATTTTCGTTGTTCAGCATTATAAATATATGTTTTATATTGTTTATCAAATAAATCTTTTTCTTTGTAATTATCAACATTAACTTTAGATAATTTGTTACAATTTTTACACATATCATTTATATTAAAAATATTAATATCAACAACAACTCCACAATTAATGCACATTTTATATTCAGTATTTTCAATATTAAATTCTGTAGCTTTTACTATCAAATCTTCTTTAGTAATTATTTTATCTTTTTCTGTACAATGAGAGCAAATACATTGAATAGTAACATTATTCCAACAACCTCTAATCCAATTATTACAAATAATTTTACCACTATCAACTAATGTTTTCCATTTATAATAACTTTGATGTTTGTCACAATAATCATTTAATTCAGAAGCCATATATTTACAATTTTTATTATCTTGAGTGATTCCTTTACATTTTTTTATATTATAACAATTTTCACATATTTTACTATTTATTGATTTTCGAATAATAATTTTTTTACAGGAATCACAAAAAGATATATTTTGTGGATCAACTTTGTCTTCATATATATAATGAATTCCACAATAATTTTTATTTGTATGATTTTTACATTTTACATCTTCAATATTATAATATCCGCAAATATTTTTTAATGTAATACTTGGTTTATCTATTTTAATATTTTCAACCTTTGATTTAATTTTATCAATAAAGTTATTTAATTCCAATGGATAATCTTTAGATTTTAGTTTATATTTAATATTAATACGTTTTCCATCTTTTATTTTATTATATTCAAATTGTTCTCCATCTTTATTAGTATAATAAGTTACATTATCTGGTAAATCTATCATTAATATACTATAGAGATATATGTTTAGATGTTTTTTGAGCAATTTTTCAGGAAACTTTTTGTATTATAGATATGTAAATTGATAAAATTTACATATATGTAAATATGATGATATATACCATCGAAAAATGGTAAACAATTTAATTTGAGTAAGCAGTTCCTGCCATACCGCTCATCACGCGAAGTACGTTATAATTGACTGTGTAGATATTGAGTAATGAGTTGGATGAAGCACCGAGGTAGTTGGCAGCATAACCAGCAGCAGGGGCGTTGCGAACACCGAGGTCAACTTGTAAAGTAGCATTGTCGATACGAGAAAAGTTGCAAGTGCCAGTGGGTTGGTGGTCTTCAGCCTTGAGAGCAAAGCTGTATACGTTGACACCATCAGATGGAGTGTTGCTAAAGTGTTGGTAGGGTTGAACGTAGTTGAAGTAAGCACCGTCTAAAGCTTGGAAGCGGTCGTGGCCGTTTAATTGGATCTTGGCGTTGTAGATGGGGTTGTCAGAGCCGTCAACAAAGTTACCATAGTTAAAGGCATCAACAACAGATACAGCTAAGGCGTTTAAGACGGCAAGACCGTTGGCTGAGGCACCAGCAGATAATTGGGCAAGAGTTTGAGATAAATCTTCCATGGTTAATTCGTTACGTAAGACAACTGAGTTGCTCATGACGGCTTCAACGGCAGCATTTTGGTTAGCACCTTGGCCAAGAGTTAAGAGGGTAGCTGGGACAGCATCAACTTGAACAACTACGTTTCTAACATCAAACTTGGCAAGTAAACCGGCGGGAACACCAGCGGTAGCGGTGTTGACAAGGTCAACAACGTTTAAGGCAGCGGCGGCATTGACGCAGTTAGCAGGGGTTACGGTAACACTGTTGGCACCGAGGGTGACGTTGGCAGTGACTAAGTTGAGAACCTTGGCAAAGCGGTCAGCGGCAGCTTTCCAGGAGCCAGCTTGAGAGGCATGGGCAACCCAAGAGTTACGGGATTGGTAACGGTCCAAGTGAGGAACCCAGATTAAGTATTTGCTGGGGTGGTTAAAGTTGAGACGGTACTTGTTGTTGACTGAGGTTAATGATTCAGAGCCAGTGAATTGGAGTTGTTCGATCAAGTACTCGTGAGAGGCTTGGGCGAATCTCTTGCGTTCTTCGGAATCAAGGTAGACGTAGTCAATTAATAAATAGCAGTCCTTCATTTGTTGAGCAGCTGGGGCAGAGCCGACCCAGTTGGTAACATTGGCGAAGCTGTTTAATTGAACAGTGATGCGAACATCGTGGTATTGTAAAGCAATTAAAGGTAAAGCAAGACCGTTGTTGCGGTTGAACCAGTATTGTAATGGGACATATAAAACAGTGGCGGGTTTAGCGGCAGTGTTGACTTGGTTGAGTTCAGCAACATCACCAATCATCTTGGCATAGCCGCGTTCTTGGCCAACCTTGTGGGATAATTCGTACCATACATTGAGCCAGTCACCGTATTGTTCATCAATCTTGGAACCACCGATTTCGATCTTGGTTTCAGAGACTAAAGCGTGACCGAGGCGTCTAACATAACCCCAAGCGTTGGCAGAGGCAGCGGAAGCTGGGATGTCAACGACTAAGTACATGTTAGTAATAAGGTCACCGTTGCGGTTGATGTTGCAAGTGACTGTGCGACCGAAATCAGCAGCACCATTCCAGGTTTGGGGAATTGGTTCTACTGAAAAGTTAGTGTGTCTACGGTAGACAACTTTGAAAACGTGATGTTACAAAACAAAATTATTACTAATCTTGTATTGCCTTGATTTCTCAAGCCCTAAGGTTTCCCTTAGGGACCAGACTATACCTTAAGCAAAAAATTAGTGTTACCTAACTTTTCACCCACAAACATCTAGTCGTTGAACTGCATTCATATTATAAATATATTGTGTGCACTGACACTGACATTATCTATAACTTAGAACTTGGCTGCTGATTGCCCATTTAAGTTTAAATTAAACTACATCTTCTAAATTTTTACTGCATAAAATGACGTGAGTCATAATATGAAGCCAAAAATAGAGATTTTATCTCTATTTTAGCTATACCTAAGTTTTTATTCTTAGCCATTAGTTGTATTTCTACACTAACTTAGTATTAGAAGCTTTAGGGGTTTCCAGCAATTTGATTGTGTTGCTGCGTAAAAAGCGTGCCTGTGCACGGATTACATCTTTTTAAACAACTAGTAACTGTATTTACAGAAGGGGGTAATTCTGTAAGTGAAATACTAAACGATTTTCCTTTGAATATATTCACATAATTCAAAGCGTGTTACTTTTCAACTCTTTATTCAAAAGTGATTTGAGGGTTACCAGAAAGGTAAACATCTTGAGCGCCATAAGCGACGAGTTGCATTAAGCCACCACCCATATTAGATATATAACATACAATAGAAAATTATTTCTAAATTATTTTTATTAAAAACCCATTTTACGCATAAAAAATCATATTTTCTAAAATATTTTTTTTATATTATTTGCTTAAAATATTTTTTCTATATATTTTTCTAGTTATTTGAAATAATTTATTCGAAATCTTTTATTTGAAATGGTTTTAAAGTTATCTTAATACTAATTATTAATAAGCTGGATGTCAACTGGTACAGGTGGTAAAGGCACATCTAAATATAAGGAAAATAAACAAGCATTAACTAAAGAAACCAATACTTTAGATAACAAACACCGTGAGATGGTAAGACATTTTTCTCAACAACGGAATGACAAACAAGCTATTCATGATAAAATTAATCAATTAGAAGAAGATATTACTAATACGACTGATATGAACAAAAGAGCTGAGTTATTAGATATGAAAGATAAATTAGAAACAGAATACAAGTTAATCCTATCTAATTATGAAGAAATGGATTATTATGATAATGCAGGAGATCTTATTACAGATTATTACGAATTAAGAGATAAAAGTTCAGAAGAAACAAAAGAAAAGAAAAATATAATGGAATTTCTATCAAATAAAAAAGATAAACAAGTACAATCTGAACAAAAATTATCTAATAGAGCTAACCTATTTGAAAAATATTGTCAACGTGTTGATGGTATACGAATCAAACATGACGATGGTTCAAATAGAGTAAAATATTGTATTGAATGTAAAATAGAAAAAATATTAGATATGGCGGAAAGTGCCTATATATGTCCTTTCTGTGGTGATAGTGAAATTATTATTTTAGATGAAGATAGGCAAATTAAAGATTATTCACCATATAGGCGTTTGAATCATTTCAGAGAATGGCTAAATCAATTTCAAGCTAAACAGAGTCCTGATATTCCTGAACAAGTTTTTATTGATATTGTGAGAGAACTTAATAAAAATCGTATTACAGATCTTTCTATTTTAAATAAGAAAAATATGAAAGCTATTTTGAAGAAATTAGGATATAATATTTATTATGAACACGTGGCGTATATAATAAATAAACTTAATAATTTACCTCCACCAAAAATTACTCGAGATATGGAAAAACTATTTATTAGTATGTTTTTCCAGATTCAAGATCCTTGGGAACAATATAAACAACCAGAACGTAAAAATTTCTTATCATATTCCTATGTATTGAATAAATTTTGCGAACTATTAGAACTTGACCATTTATTAGATTGCTTTCCATTACATAAAGACCCAGATAAGATTATGGAGAATGACCAAATCTGGGAGAAAATATGTAAACAATTAAATTGGGAGTATATAAGTAGTTTCAAGTGAAGCGTTCTTTTAAGTAAAAAAGAGCAAAGCTCTAATCTAAAATAAAAATTGATAATAATATTATATGTTTCTATATAATATTATTAATAATGACTTCTAAAATTTTTCACTTTATATCTCCTAGTAATCAACATATTGTGATTGATGATAAGTATACATACTGCGATATTGTTACAATTGAAGACCTTAAATATCTGTTTATCCTAAAAAATCGGCTCTATACAACTGATATGTTTGAGATAGCTCTTAATAATAATATCTTAGAATTAACTACAAAATTAGTTGACTTACCTAGTAATAAATTTGATATTATTCATATTTATAAATCAAATCATGTAGAAGAGGAGATTAAATCATTTGATGATTGCAAAGTAGAAACACAAGAAGTAGAAGTTAAATCATCTAGTTCAAGATGTATTATTATGTAAAATATATTATTATAATAGATTGATGCCATTTGAAATAAATAATCAGAAATTTTTAGAGAAACCTATCATACAATTATTTTATAATAAAAAAAGTTATCTAGATTAAAAATTATTTTTAAGTTCTAAATATTTTTGTTTATATTTAAGATATTTATTTCTATATTTTTGATGTAAAGGTTTACTAGGTTGATTTATAATTTCAATTACGTTTTTTATTATGATTAAGTAAATATCGTTATCATTCTCTCTTAATTTTAAAATCAATTGTAATAACTTTTTTTTATCTTCATTTTGTACACCCATTCCACCTGGTGGAGGAGGTGGAGGTGGAGGTGGTCCTCCTGCTGCTACTTCCCACTCTTTATGAAGCTGATCAATTGATTCTTGTTCTAATTCTCTTTCGAGTTGTTCAATAATTGTAAAATATTTTTTAATTTCTTGAGTTATAAAAGCAACTAGCTTTGAAGAGTATGTAGGAGGCATTGTTTGTTTATTTTTTAATTGTTCTAAATATAAAAAATATACATTATTTATATTAGAGTTTGTTTTTTCTAATTCTTTATTAATATTATTTTCTAACGACATTGTATATATATGTACTTATATAAAAAATTAAATATATTTATATTAATTTTATTTATATTAATTTTATTTATTAAAGTAGATTTTATTCATAACAAGTAACTTTAATAAATAAAATCTAATTTAACATAATAAATGAATCATATTATACACAATATATCAATAATAATATTAACAGTTGGTATTATTATGATGGTTGTTTATGTGACAAAAGCATCTAATAATAATTTTCTTACAAGTGAACAAATGTTAATGCGCAGAAGAGCAATGCATCCAAAAGAATCAGGGGAAACTATATATGATTATAAGGTATCAAAAGCATATAAGAAAATGTTTTCAGAACCTTCTGTATTATTTGGTTATCAAACATTAGACCCTGAAAATATGCCTGAAAAATTATATGTTAAATAATCAAATCTTTTTTATTTATTTTATGTGTTATATCACTATTATTATATATAATAATTTTGATATCATTTTTCTTATCTGCTTCATAATTTTCATTATCCATTTTCTCTATAAATGCTTCTATTATATTTTGCATTCTTATGGTTATTTCATCTTTATATTGGTCAAAAAATTCCTGAATATTGTACGTGGGAAATTCTTTTAGAATTTCCCAACTTAGGTCGAGAGTTTCACTCTCAACGTACATTCTCTCTGATATTATTTCATTTAATAATTCTTCCTTCTTTACTACATCAAAATTATTAGTTTCATTATCAGAAAATGCATAGCATTTTCTGATAAGGTAAGGTTGCCTAATTAAAATTGCAAATCAATTTTAATTGGGCACGTTTCAGGGTTAAATTTATATGCAATGTTATTTTGTAAATTGGTAATCAGAATATTTTTGAATTGTGGATACGTTCTAAATAAAAATTAAAAATTTTTATTTGGAAGCCTAAGAATATGAAATAAAAATCATAGATTTTTTATTTCATATTGATACTTAGGATTAAAATGCGTGTATTGCACTAAATAGGCTAATGATTGATATCCTTGTTCTAGTACTTTAATTTGTTCTTTCTTACTAAATACATCACTTAATTTCTCTTTCCCCAACTGGATGATAATATTATTATTAATAACCTTATTATCATTTAATGTATTATTTGTAACATTTAATTGTTTGTTTATTTTATTAAGGGTCTTTGGGTGAACCTTACAAGTTTTATTTAATAATTCTAATGTTTCTTTTTTCATAGCATTAAGTTGTTCTGTGAATAATTTTTCAAGTTGTTCCTTCTCTTTCTCATAATTAGAAATTTTTTCTTGTAATAATAGTAATTCCTTATTTTTATCATAATTACAATGTTGTTCGTGTTTCCATTTACCTTGACGATATTTAAATATACGTTCACATTTACTACATTTAATTATAGGTTGAATCACTTTTGGTTGACATGGAGTATCCATCTGGATGACATTTGGATGACCATTTGAGTTAACTTGGATGACATTTGGATGACCAGGAAAGTGAACTGGGATGACATTTGGATTACTTTGGTTGACATCATTATTGTGATATTTTTTAATGTGATTACTTCGAGAGCTATAACTAGCGTATTCTTTATTGCAATATTTGCATATAATTGCCATCCACTTTTTAGTGTATATACATTTAACTAGATTTTATTTCCTTATATAATTTATATTATTTTTAGGAAAGTGAAGTTCACTTAGTGAGTTCACTTTTTTATCATGGGAGAGAGAGAGGAATATTTTCAACCATAAATTTTTTGCGCCCAAAAATTTCAGAAAACTTTCTAGATTACAGATTTTTTTGTAAAATTGATGCGCAGCAATATTTAGAACTTTGTTCCAATTTAATTCATAAATTCGTTAAATATGAAAATTGATATAAAGATTACCCATTATATAGAATTAATGTCAAAGACCGATTATTTAACTGAAGATACTCTATTACCTGCTGAACAAAAGTTTGTATGTCTTTCCTTCCTAACCGACAAGGAAAATAAAACCACCCTATCAGGTATTAAGATTCGTGGTGTTTTCGCAACTTATGAACTTGCTTGCGAACATGCAAAGAAGGTTCAAGCAGTTGATCCATATTTTAATGTATTTGTTGGTGAATTGGGCAAATGGTTACCATTTGATCCCAATCCCGAATCTGAAGCTGTTAAGGATTCAGAGTATGCCAATGAGGAATTAAATAAGATGATGAAGGCTTATCTTGAGAACCAAGAAAAGGCAAAGATTTATCATGAACAAAGAAAAACAGAGATGGTTCGTAAGAATATTATGGATAATCTTACAACTCGTCAAGATAATTTAGCTGAATTAGAGAAAAAGCACAAGAAAGCTAAGGATAATAGTGAACGGGAGAGTTTAGAATTTAGTATGAAATCTATTGAAGAACAAATTAAAAAGATGGAAGAGAAACGTGTTGAACTAGATACACAATTAGAATCATATACAACTCAAGTTCAATCATTTGCGCAAAAAGAATTTACTGGACCTAAACTCATCAATACTGATGAGAAAGAATAATATATATAATTTTACGCGTTGAGAAGAACTTTGTTCTTCCAAGAACCTAAAATTATCAACACTGATAAAAAAGAATAATATATATAATTTTACGCGTTGAGAAGAACTTTGTTCTTCCAAGAACCTAAAATTATCAACACTGATAAAAAGAATAATATATATAATTTTACGCGTTGAGAAGAACTTTGTTCTTCCAAGAACCTAAACTCATCAATACTGATGAGAAAGAATAATTTTATTTAACTTTTTCAACGAGAACCCTTAGGTTATTTCGTTTTTTAACAATTAAATCAGCCGGATTGAATACTTCTAGTCTTCTATTCCAGTTCGAATCATAAGAATCTTGATGAAACTTGTGAAATTTTCTACATCCTACTTTAAAAGATGGTGCTTTTTTAGCCTTATACCAGAATACTTTATCAGTAATATTTTTACTATGAATACGATTATTAATAACCATCATACCATAATCTTCAGTAACATCGGTAAATACTTGTTGAAAGATATCAAATGTAGGAAACATACCAGCATAATGTTCATAGAGACGTTTTCTATTAGAAATAGTATCTTCAGCTAATAAAAATATATAATCAAAGTTACTTCGCATTTCAGGAGGAATACCAACTGAATATTGCATAGTAAGAATAAAAGAGAGATGATGGTGACGACCATTAAAAAACAATTCAAGAATATTAGGATCTTTTAGCCAAGTACCTTTGCTACTCATACAATCATCCATAATAAGCATAAGAGAATCATCTTTTGGTTTTTTACCCTCTTTAATTCTTATTTTATTATCTTCATTCATTTGAGCTTGTCTTTCATATATCCTACTCAGTATATCACTCCCATATTCTGAATATATATAACTATCAGGAATAAATTCAGAATAGAACGAGTTTAATTTTTCAGTTCTACTAATAGCAATTGCAGATGATATATTTCTTTTTTGATACATAATTTCTTTTGTTAAGAAAGATTTACCAGTTGCACGTTTAGCAATCATAGCAATCGTACAATGGTCTACCATACTATGTATATCAAATTTCTTAATAGGTAGTTTTGTTGCTCCAAACCCCACATGTTTTACTGACATTATATAGTACTAGAAATTAAAAATTGGGGGGGCTAAGGTCAATTTCTTGGTCAAAATCTGATAAACCATTTCTAGAAAAATTAGCTCTATCAATACGACCCACTTCAGATATACTTTCTAATGTTTTTTTCATAGGCATAAACTCTTTTGGCATTTCAACCTCAACTGGTGATATTATTGTAATTTCATTCATCATATTAGTATGAATAAATTCTTTCATAGTAAATAATAATCCAATCATTGAAGAAACTAATAAGGGAAATTTAAATCTTTCATATGGTGTATTTCTAACCTTATTATTACGTTTATCTTCCTTTGATTGTAACCAGAATATTATGAAAAAAGAAGAAACTACAATTAGAATTTGTTTCATTATTAATTTCATTAAAATAATAAAGAAAATAATTAAATAAATTATTTATAACCAATATTTTTTTCTAGTTATAAATAATATATGGCAGATACTCTTCAAAACAATATACCAAAAATAGAAAAAATAACTAAATACATTTTAATGGGTTTAATCGTAATATTTTCTATACGATATATACCAAATATAAATTTAAAAAATGAAGAAATAATGATGATTGGTGCTATATCTTCAATTACATATGCGATATTAGATATGATAGCACCTACCATTAAAATCAAAGCTACCCCTAAAAATAATTCTGTAGTTGAAGCTAATATATAAAACCTTATTTAGATAAAGACTAAATTTTTAAAATTGCATGTACTTGTTAAAAAACTTTTTCTTATCAAGTGATTCATTTTTTGGGGCAGTTGGTCCAGTAGCAGAATTACTAAATATCTCTTGATAATTATTCTTATCCTTCTCTTGACTATAACTGATACTAGTCTCCATATCAGAATCATTTACATTCAAATCTTTTGATAAAATATTTTTAAGTTTATCATCTAAGGTTGCTGTACCTTGCGGGATATTACGTGATTGTATAGTTGCAGGCATTGGTGCATTTAATGGGGAACTATCAGACATACCAATATTCAAAGGAGTATCGGTTTCATTCATTTTAACAGGTGATTTATTGATGATACCAAGTATCTTTGAACCAATTGTTTTCTCTTCAGTATTGGTTTGTTTAGGTGATTCTTTATAAGCTAATTCTTTTGGCGGAGAATCGTTAGAAAGGTCCTTATTAATGAGATTCTTTAAATTTTTCTCCTCAGCTTCGCTAATAACACGTTCAAATTGGTCATCCATTCTATCTGGTTCCATCGATTCACCTAAATAAATTTGTAATATGTGTTTAACCGGTAATAGCTTACGGATTGCCTCTTTTATACAATCTTTAATAATATTCATACAATCGCGTTGATTACGTTTAATTTCAATTGGGGGGTAATTGTGATATAATAAATAAGGATTATTATATAATTCTCTTGCACATTCAATATATATTTTATGAATAAAATCAGTTGTTTTAATATCCTGATAAAATCCAGGATTAATTTTAGTTTGAACTTTACTTGTTGGATTATACATCAACACAATCAAGTTTGCTTTTAATGTTGCCTTTATTAGGTCATTAATCCATCCATAACTATGTGATGAATTAATAATTCTATTAGTCTCTTCTTCTATCATTGTTTGATTCCATTTTGGAACGCGTTTAAGGAATGTTTGGAATCTCTTGAGAATATCATTTGTACCAGCTAATTGCATTGCTTCACGATAAATTGATTGTAATCCTTCAAAGATGAAAGGAGTTATAATATTATTAAGATGAGTTGTATATTCATTCTTTGTTTCTACTAAAAAATTTGACATTTATTATAAAAGATTAGATTTTTTTTATTTATTTACACATTGATGAGGCTGAATTACCACCGCGATTAATTACTGGTTCAAGGTCCTCTTTAGATACACATAAGCAACCACTACCAGAACCAAAATTGCAGGAATAATTAGAGCCAATGTATTTATCTAATTGTTCTTTTGGAATAGGACCATTCATAGCATCACCGGGTATAGGCCATTGAGTGAATTTGCAACATTGTTTAGAGCACATATTCATGTCTAATTTCTCAGAGTCTTTTAATTTTTTATCCATTGCAATGTTTTCTAATTTTTCTTTCACTCTAGTATGGATATCTTTATGCTTTTTATCTACATTTGGCATAACAAATGTAAAAAATAAATATGCCCCAATTATAACATATAATAACACTTTATTATCACTATTCATATATATTGTATCATAGAAAAGAAAATTATATTTTATATATTAATTTTCTATCATAATATAATGAAATTAATAGATAAAATTAAAGAATATAATAGTAAACAAACTAAAGAAATAGAAACAATTTTAAATCCAAAAGATAAATATAAAATTAATTTTATTAAAAAAGGGAAAACTAAACAGATGGCCGTATTAAAAGATAATATGCCTGTTATTATTGGAGATTATAATTTTTATGGTATCTATCAACCTGATACACACCTCTGGGTTTGGGCATCTTCTATTCCAGGAGTCGATAGGAAACACCTGAAGAATATTAGAAAAATGAAGAAATCAGACCACCTTTTTGAATCTGATAATGATATGAATTTTTATTATACCCTATTAACCCAAGATGTTATCTTAATTGATGATGATACAATGTTAGATAAATTAAATCATATATTATTATATTTATCAGGAGATATGTTTTATTTTAATCCTGTGAATTCAGATGAAAATATACAATTCATTACATTAGCACGAATAAATGAAAAATATAAATAATTTATAATACAGCAGTACGTCGTATTTCTACCGTAATACCATCTTCAGTCGTATATTCAAAATTATTACTATCAATTGTTTTAAATATAGCCTTAAAATCACCACCATTTATATGAGGTACACAAACGTTAGGGTTTCCTGTCATAACATATTTAATCAGGGCATTTCTTTGGTGTTCTCGTGCTACTACATATTTACTATTTATTTTAACTTCCACCATATAATAATAATCAGTTAATCTATTAATATAAGCAATATAATTGGGTGTTGCATGTAAAACTCTATATTTGTTTCCAACAAACTCAAAATCATAAATATTATAATCTTTAATTGTATTAGTAGGTTTCATATTAGTAGAAGTAATATACTTCACAATATCATTATTAGCGGCAATCCATTGTGAATCCCAAGATGACTCAATATAATAAGAATTATTCATTAATAGTATATAAATATATTTATTTAAATAATATTTTTTCAATTTTTTGCGTGCACGTATCTTACGTAGTTTCGAGTGCATCAATTTTTATAGTTTCATTTGCTTTGTAATTCTCTTTTTATCTTTGGAAGCCAAAGTGTTAAACTCGGTTGTTTTATCTATTTTTAAACATAATTCAACCTCTTTGATTGTTATATCTTTATTGTAACCATTTAATATTTTAATGAGTTCATCTTCTTTATTATTTTGTATCAGATGATTACAAATCTTATTTAACATTAATATTTCTACATTTGTTTTATTATTAACTATTTTTGATAAATTAATGATATTTTTACGATTTATATTTTTAAGGGATGTTTTATTTAAATCAGAACTAAACTTAATATTTTCAGGTTCAATTTTATAATTAGAATGATTATTTGTTTTTTTATTTATCCAATATGATGTATTAAGACAAGTATAGAATCCGTGAATATTTTGTAAATACCAATTTTGGTCTGTATAAATACTAGTTTCTATATTATCTCCTCTTGATAATGAATCTGATATCTTAACTATATTTCCTATAATGTTGGGCCAACTATCTTTTGTTTTATTTAATATTTTCTTAAGATAATTTTCGTGAATCATTAGTGGTAATAATACTTTCTCAGATTCGTATAATTTCATAATGGTGTCATAATCAAGATAATTATTGAGTATTCTACCGGTAGAATCAAATAGACCAATGTCTATATTCTTTTCTCTAGATTTATTAATAAATTCATTAATAATACTTTCAGTGATAAACCATTTATTATTATTATGTATCATATGATATGATAATTCCTGAAATATATTAATTAATCGACGAATATCATTCTGTGATAAATCAATTAATTTGTTAATATGTTTATCATTTTCCCAGACTATATTTTCTTTAGCTGATATTTTTTTTATTAATTCTCTTAATTCATCATTAGATGGACTATTAAAATTTATTTCCATACATCCTTTTTTAAGGTCATTTAATAATTTTGAATGTTGGTTATTAGATATAAAAATAAGAGGAAAACTTTTATTTTTATTGTTTTCTTTATAAATATCCATAATATATTTCTTCTCACTGGTTAATGTAATATTTTCTGTTTCATCAAAGATTAATACTATTTTCTTACTTTTCATATCATTGAATTGAATTTTAGAATAAATAGAGTTAACAAAATTATAATAATCATAAAAATCATCTAAAATTCTATGGTCTTTAATTTCATTGGGGTTAATAATCCGAACAATATAGTTTAATTGTTCTAAAATTAATTTAATAGTTAATGTTTTACCGAGACCTTGATTACCAGAAATAATAATTCCTTGAGATTTGTTTTGGGATAAATTCATTAACCATTCTTTAAATTTTTTAATTTGTTCACTATTACCTATAATCTGACTTATATCATGTGGTTTGTATTTATTAATCCATAATTCTGTATTCATAACCTTATTAATAAAATTATCGATCATATCTTTAGATAATTAGATTTAATCCTGAGATAAATAGTTTATAAATTATAAAAATGTTTAAAAAATATAAATCTAAAAAAATTTTCTATAACAATATATATACAAGTTATGGAAAGTTCAGATGCTATGAATAATCAAAGAAATCGTCCTAGTCGTGATGGTTCAGTAGATGAAGAAGTACAAAAATTATTACGTAAATCAAATGGACAAATTAGCTCCAATGATTTTATGAAATTAAGACAAAAGTACGATGATGTTAACTTAGTTGAGAAGATTCAAAGAGCTTACTTAGAGAAACACCACCACATTAGCAAAAAAGCTAAAAAGTTTGCTCAATTAATTCGTGAAAAGTATTCAAATCAACAATACCCATTCCACGTCTTATTAGATAAGGCTCGTTTATACAAACAAAAGTATAACTTAACAGAAGACGAATTCACTGAATTCCAACGTATCTATGAACAAGAATTAGTTGGTGTTGGCAGCAATGAAGTCATGTTACCAATGACCAACATGATGAAGATGTTAGGTTCTGTTTCAGTCGATTACCAAGGCTTTAACAGCAAATTAAATGACAATGATTATAAATATTTACAAGAACTCTTAAAGTTATTTGCTTCATCAAGACCTTTACACGCTCAAGTTGTTTTACAATCACTCCAATACACTGACTGCTCTATAGAAGCTATCAGTGGTCAATTTAGACCTGAACTTGGTCACAAACCAGGTGACTCTGTTCACCCAGTTATTGCCGCCCTTTTCTTTCCCAAGATTGATCTCTTAGAAAGACACTTTCTACAATCCAACATTGCTGGTATTGTCAAGGCTCGTTACAGCGGTGAGAACTTAACCAACCAACCTGATTATGAATTATTCTATGCTTTAACTAATGACCCCAACGATGTTGTTTGCGATAATCGTTCCACTGTTGTAGATTTATTGAACCGCGCTCAAGTACAACAACAATTATGGAATTCAGTCTTAAATTTACGTAATGGTCAATACTACAATGCATCATTTCGTGATTTTGTAGGTGCTGTTGATATGTGCAGACTTAACAAGAATGACAATCCTGATTTAATTTATGGTCGTTATGATGGCACTATCTTAAAGAGACTCCTTTCAACCTTCTCTTTTCGCCCAACTGTTGTAGCTGTTGCCCCAGTTTACAATCCCTCAGTGCTCAACCCATACCAACAAAATGTTCGTCCAGTTGTAACTGCCATTCCTATGTTTAATGTTAGATTACCATCTAACCAAGAAGTTAATTTCGATTTAAGTACTATCACTCGTATTGAGCAACCTTTCTTAGAGAACGGTGCAATTATTACTCGTACAACTGAAATGATCTATTCAAGAGGCGTATTATTCTTCTTCGTAGATCGTCGTTCCAATTTAATGAAATTTGAGCAAGCTCCTATGTTTAACCTTGGTAGATTACCCCTTGCTGTATCTGGTTTTGAGCGCATCAATAATTCTCGTGTTCTATGGACTCCTGAAATTCAAGTCCGTACCCAAGTCTACAAATTATGTTCAGTTGTTACCGCAGAAGTAAACAACTTGAATACAAATGACAATTATGTTATTGGTTCATCAACCTTAATTAGAAGTTTTGCAGATATGGAAAACCAAATTAATCCTTCACATTTTGCTTATAATCCAATGAGACTTCTTACTACTGATGGAGGTGCTAAAGTACCTACTATGTCAGTAAATGAACCTGAATTTATAGAAGCAGCATGTACAAATGGTACTATTTTTATGTACCGATCAGAATCTGATGCTGCTAACTATCAATTTGGTTGGTAAAATGGTATAAAAATAAGAATATAAAAATTTTAAATAATATTTGTTAAATATTATTTATAAATACATTTTATTTGGAAAATAAAATAGAAGATGCAGATGCTAAAGTCCTATTATTTTTACTACTAACATTTTTTGGTAATTCTAATATTTTTCTAGGATTTTCTATTTCTTTCAAATAATCAATTCTTTGATTTACATTTGTAATAATATTGGGTAATATTTCACTCACTACTATACAATTTAACTCTTTTATTTGTCCTTCTACATCATAAGGTAAATGTCTTGCAAATTCTAAGAATACATATCTCATTACTATTATTAAACTTGCACTAGATTGTGGGGGAATTTTAATCTTGCCATCTGTTTTCTTAAAAACCCCTAATATTAATTGTTTATTTACCAATTCCATATTCTCATCTGAAAAAAATGTAGTCTCCAAGTTTCCTTGTTCACATTCACTTATTCTAACCTGATTTTTTATCATCTCATTTCTCATAGCACTAGCTTTAGAATTATCACAAAAATAAGCTGCTGGTAATTCGTGGAGGCCATACTTTGGTTTTTTATCCATTTATATAAGCTAGATATTTTTTCTATTTTTCTAAAATATACGTTTCATATATATGATTATCATCATATTTAAATTGTTTACTACTATCAGGTAATATTCTCTCACTTTCTGGATAACCAAATAATGAACTATTAAATACTTCTATGATTATGTTATTATTGTTATCATTTTTTGTAATTATTCGCTTTTTAAAAGAAGATACTGCATCTCCAACACATACAACCCATTTATATTCTTGATTACGTGTTTCACATACCATTAATTTACCTTTATTAAAATTTGGACGTGTCATATTATTAATATTTTCCTTCTCTGATTTTAATAATAATGTTCCTACACGATTATGAACAAAATCAATAAACAGTTCTGAAAATACATCACTAATATTAGTAACAGTTGAATCTCTAATTTTTTTAATTAACTCAAAAGTACTTTCTGATATTTTCGCATTATTTGATACAGCGCTCATAAAATTAGATACAACCATAAATGATTTAAATTGTTCTAATATATCTGTATTTATTTTATTGGTATTATCTCCAAACATACTACTAAATATTTTATGTTCATTTTTAGGTTTCTCTTCATCAGTTGGGTCTCCATACGATGAATCAAATTGTAATATATACCCATAATTTGGAATATAATAATCAACATTCTTGATTCTATATATCCAACTACCCATTGCATTAGAATCTGAAAATATATCTTTAATGAAAAAGTTCCTTTCTAATGAAATATTAGGTATATAAAATTTATTTTCTTGTAAAACAGAAAAGATATAAACCATCTGAAATAATATAGACTTCCATACATTATCACTGTGATAACCAGTTGCAACCATAACTCTCTTTGTACCAAATGCTTCATAATCAGATGAAGCCCATTTTAGAATACCAGTTGTAGGGGCTTCAGTTAATAAGATTAATGTTTTCTTACTATCATTTGTTAAATCGGCACCTTTTTCAACAACATCATCTGCTTTTACAATTGCACGGGGTCCAAAGGAATAAATTAATTTATCGTTAATTTTCTTTTCTTTCTTTACCATATCATTAAAATTAATAGTTGATTTATTATTTAATTTTATTTTTTCTAATCTTTCCCAATCAATATTTGATTTTGTATCCACTTTATATAATATAGGGGCTATAAAATTAGGAGCTATCTTTTTATTTAAAAGTTCTGATTTCACCCAATAATAATAATCAATTTCTCTCCATACATCAAAATCGTATTTATTTATTGATTGATTTATTGTATCTCCTTGTAAAGCACCTACACTTAATTTATACATACGAACATTCATACCCATTGTATTCTTGGCAAGAGCTACCATTTTCGTTTTCTCATCTAATCTAATTGGATAGGCTGCGCGATATAATATAAAATCTTTGGCCAATTTAGTAATTGGATTACCACGATTATAAGGATTTAAATCTAATACTTTCAGATAAGATAATAGAGAATTATCACCACCTGTTATATTCATTTCTTCACCATCAGTCTTATTTATTATAGTATTTCTTAAATAATTAATTAATTGTAAACGTTCATAAGTTGTCAATGCTGTAAATGCACGAGGGTCCCCTGGTAATATATCTTCATTCACACGATTAAGAGTTGTATAATTACCTAATGGGTTTGCAAGTGTTACATTGTAAACTTTTTGAATAGGAGGTTGATTTGCAATGTTATTGTATGGTAAAAGATTACTTATCATACCACTAGTATTATCATATAATGGAACAAATGGTTGAGGGAATTGACTTTTAGGAGGTTGTTTTTGTGAAGTATCATATATTTTTTGTTCTAATAAAACAGCAGGTTCTCTAATTGGATTTTCATCGTAACGTTGTCTATTTATTTCACGTCTCTCATTAGTTACAAATGGACTATATTTCTCACCCTTAAATGGTGGAAGAGCGGGTTTACTATCATTTATATCTCTAACAGATATTGGGTTTGGTTTCTCAAACCGAGGTTTATCAGATCGAGTATCATCAAACCGAGGTTTATCAGATCGAGTATCATCAAACCGAGGTCTATCGGAGCGAGTATTATCAAAACGAGGTCTATCGGAACGAGTATCGGGGCGTGTATCGGGACGAGTATTATCAAAACGAGGTCTATCGGAACGAGTATCGGGGCGAGTATTATCAAACCGAGGTCTATCGGTACGATTATCGGTACGAGACTCTTGACTTTGTATTTCTGAATTATCACCACCTTTCTGTTTACGAATTATTCTATTTTCGTTCGACTCTTCTTCCGTTCGAATAGTTCGTGCAGAAATTATAGCTTTCTCACCTAATTTAGAATCACTACGTGAATTTGAAACTTTTTTCATTATATTAGTATTAGATATTATTTTATCCTGATTTCCTAATGTTGAAAAATTATCAGAATCCATATATGTTTCTATTCTACCAGTAAGATACATATGACTTGTAATATTTGGTTCTGTGTCAGTATTATTTTTAGATTGTTTATTTTTATATTCCTCAAAATATTTATCATGTAATAAATCAGCTGGATTAGTTATTTTAATGTTTGGTTTAGTTTTGTTGAGTCCTCTATATTTTTTGGGTATAATTCGCTCTAAGAAATCAATAGTATCTTTATCACATTTATTAGAATAAGATGACATTTTTGTAGTACCTTCTAATAAATCATTTAAGAATGTAAATAAATCATTTCCTTCTGTTTCTTTGCCATAATGTTTAGGGATAAATGAATATTCAAAGTTACTTATCTTGATATCAAACCCGGGATTTGGTACATAAAAAGTACCATTGGTATCATTATATTCAGTATAATTATCAGCACCACCTTTCAAATATAAAATAATATTTTTTAATATAAGATTATTATGTTTGAAACCATTGTATTCATTTTGAATTATTGCTAATGTATGAATCACCTGAAATAATAATGGTTTATATTTACAAGTGTTTTCTTTAAAATATTCTTCCATTGATATAGTTCTAAAAAAATGTTCACGTACTTGTAAACAACATTCCTCTACTATAATATTATTATTAATACTATCTTTAATCTTTTTATAACATTTATCTTCTTTAATATATTTTTCGATATCTTTCAAATTAGCATCAATATTAACAATAGGTAGTAATATATGTCTTGTCTTGCGATTTAATACTAATGTACTTAATAGATATGAAAATAATGAATCACAATTTACAGGATTATCAAGTTTATTAATATCCACGGCTTTGCCATTGTTATTATAAAAACTAACTTTAACAGTAACAGGCATAGTATTTGAATATTTTTTAAATATAATTTGATACATTTCTTCGTTATATTCTATTAATTTAAAACGTCCTGATAATACATCTTCTTTCATACTATTATCACCGGCTTTAATTTTAATATCATCTATTCCTATTTGTCCTAATGTTATTGGAATTATTGTGTATTCTTCTACATTATTTAAATTATATAAATTATATAATATATTTATTCTCTTATCTAAATCATAATCTTCGGAAGATTTATAATCTTTTTTTTCCATTTATTATATATAATGATAAATTATATTTCCATTGTGTCAAAATGCTTGCGACCGGATATTTTATTATTATCATTTGTAAATAATTCAATCAATCTAGAAATATATGCTTCAATATGAATAATATGTCGCGTACCCTGACTTAATCTTTGTTCAAAGATAGAAGTTATATCAATAATCTTATATTTTATTTCAATATTATTAATAACATTCAATAATTTAAGCATAATATTTCTTATTATTATTTGTGTTGATATATTGGTTATGAATAATATATAATATTTCTCTCTTATTCTTTTAATTGTACTATATAACTTTTTATTATTTTTAATCGTATCATCTGTTATCATTTCTACTATTTCATCTATCACTTGCATCCAATTATTATCATACATTATATTATATCGATGCATATCTAGTAACCATAATGCGTGATTAACTTTATTATCCGAATTTCGTATAATATCATTAATTATATCATAACTAATAGTAATATTTTCTTTTTCTGATATATACAAGATTGTTTCTAATATTTGTTCATTAGTTGGTAGAGGAACTCTTATCATTAAACATCGTGAACGCAATGGTTCTATAATTTTAGATAATTGATCACTAATTAATATAAATTTACAAGTATTTGAATATTTTTCCATAGTTCTTCTTAATGATGCTTGTGCATAATAAGACAAATTATCTATTTTATTAATTACCACAATTTTAAACAGTTTCCTATTTTTTAATATATTTAATAGTTCTGATTTTGCATAATCTTGAATAATCTCTTGAATCAAATATTTGTCAAAACCATTAGAATTAGGTTCTATAATAATGTGATGTTTTGATTGTTTTATCATTATTTTTGTTTTTGTATTTGAATAACCTGATACTGTATATTCAACATCCTTAATCTCAACACTTGCTTTCCCAAATATTTTCTCTAATAATTTATTTACCAAATATTCTTTTCCACTTCCACAAGCACCATATACTATTAGATGTTGAAAATTAGCATAACGCCAAGTACCATATTCTAATTCATTTATCACTCGTTTTAATTCAGTATTAGATAATTTCATTATATTATCCATATTTGAATATAATTGTGAACGACTGTCAAATGTTTCTATTATTTTATTTATAATACCCTGATGGTATGTTATATAATTTGAATCATTATAATATTTATCTACTAAAAACATTACTAATATTAGTATGATAATCTTTAAATATTGGTTTTTTCTTACCGAAAAAATTGATCGTAGCAATTAATTTGTTTCACTCGTAAAATACGTGCACTGGCACGCCGTGCACTGGCACGCCGTGCACACAAAAAATTGAAAATATAATTATATAAGTGTTATTAAAAGTCAAGACATCTAAGTCCGATGAGACATTACGATGATTCAGTTTTACTACTTATCCACTTTTGAAGATCATACGAAACCGATAGCGATGAGTACTGAGGTTAAACTCGGTATTTATCCACTGACTGGGACCTCCTTGTTCAGTAAGATTTGCACTTCGAGATTTAACTTGACCTTCAGGGGTCCAACCTTTCGGGGTTAAAGTTATTTCGTTCCCTTAGGGGTGAAGATTTTGCAGGTCCTTAGGGATTAGATGTGTGAGACGATTTTGTGCAGCGAGCTCCGTGGTATCGGGCTAGGTAAGTGGTATACTATCTTGTTGTGATGTTTTGTATTGTGTGCCTTGGAATTGGTGACGAAAAGAGTAGGGTTTAGGACCTGCTTGCCAATATATTCCTTGGATAAACACACGTTCATAGCTGATATACCTATGCGGCACCCCCTGAACTATTGTTCAGGAAGATGTAAATGCTTTAAAAGGCGTTATACATCAATGTCACTGTATATTCTCTCTACCCCGATGATGGAGAGGTTGAGGTCTGCGGCCGGTTTTTCAGCCAAACGGTTACTCAACAAAATTCTAAAATAAGTCGTTTTACAAATTCACTCTGGTAGGAGTCGAATCTTTCGGTCGCAAGACTGGAAGTTCCTTTTCTACTGCTGACAACTTTTCAATGTTGGATGACAAGACCACTAATTCTTGTCAAAGGGCCAGTGCTTCAACTCCTCCTTTAGTAGGTCGGTTGCAAGCTGTTCACCCAGCAGCAGACGCTGCATCGAGCGACCGATTCAGCCGAAAGCCCCCCTCTCTACCCCCAGCTGCATCGAGTGATCGATTCAGCCGGATGTCTCCATCCCTACCCCCGACTGCATCGAGTGATCGATTCAACCGAAAGCCCCCCTCTCTACCCCCAGCTGCATCGAGTGATCGATTCAGCCGGATGTCTTCCCTACCCCCAGCTGCAT